TATTTTCTATCATATTTTCTATCATATTTTCTATCATATTTTCTATCATCTTTTTAATCATTTTTAATATCATCTTTAATTCTATATTTCTTTACATTTATCTTTATTCGTTTTATCATTTTCTTTTAATCTATTTTCTTTATCAACATAAAGATAATCTTTATTATTCATTTTATCACTTTCTTTAATCTCATTTTCAAAAGGACTATCTTTATGTTGACTATTATTAATTCGTTGGCTATTTTGAATACTATTTTGAATACTATTTTGAATACTATTTGTCATATTATTTTCAAAAGGATTTAAACTTTATTTAAAATAAATTAATATTAACTTTAAAAGAAATTGTTCTATGGAAACTAATGAAGCAGTTATTACAGTTATTACATTAGCTATTATACTTGGTATAATAGGTGCTTTTGCTGTACTTATTACAATTAAATATAAATATCCAGCTATATTTACTAAGAAGATTGATTTTGAATCTTCATTTAATTATAATATTAATTTTAATCCTGAAGTTATACGTTTCATAACAGGTGTTCTTATAAATCCAACTCTTTATTCTATTAATAAATATAGTATATATATAATATTTATACTGGTGTTGGTATATGGATAGCTAATGGTATTAATAATAGAGAATTTTATTATTATAGTAAGATTGATGAACAGATTATAAAATACTGTAAAGATATTAATTCTAAACTTACAATGGCAGATAAATATCTTCTTGAACAATTTAAGAAATATATTACTAATAGATTAGAAGAATATAAAGATACTATTATTTATAAATCTAATATTACAATTAAAGATATATTAGATTCTTTAAATTAATATAAATACAATTACAATGAAAAATACAAAAATTATTATACCAAATGGTACAATATACAATATAAAATATATTATATTTAAAGAGTCAGAAGAAACTTTAAATATAACTACAACAGAAAATGAAACAATAACTTATAATCTTAATAATATAAATAGTGTAATAGCACATGACAATATATATATATTAGATTTTTTAGACAATGATGATTTAGATTTTAAATATGATATTAAACCGGATGATTTAAAAATCAATTCTATAATTTTTGAAGATAGAGATTCATATTTAAATTTCTTGAATAATTTTATAAAACATGTAAATACTACTCGAAGAAATAATTCAAAGGAAGATATAGTAATATACTAAATATAAATATAATAACTAATAAATATAATATTATGGAAACTAATGAAACTATTGTTACAAAAACTTGTAAAATTTGTGGAGAGACTAAACCTATAACTTCTTTTACACTTAATTATGAAAAAGAAGATAAACATTCTGACATATGTAAAGTATGTTCAGAAGAGCGAAAAAAAAACATAAATAGAGTTCCTATAATTCGCAATAGAGATGAGACATTATCTAAATATAAACCTCGCGAATTAATAGATTCATTAAAAGATATTGTTGATGAATTAAGAAATAGAGGATATACTGTTGAAGTAAGTTATTCATATAAAATAAAATTGTAGCTATGGCAGAGATTATAATAAATACGAAAGAAGTTATTAAGAGAAAATCGTATTATCCGGATTTTATAAATATTATTATAAATAGTAAAGAATTTATTATTCCAACATATAAAGAATCAGCAAGTGTTGATGATATTGATAATATACAATTTGATTGTAGTATAAATAGAGATATGTGTACTGCTGTAATAAGTTATATAGATAGTAATATTCAAACTTATTGTTATTTCAAAAAATATGATGAATTTTTAGATTTCAAAAGTGATATTGAAAATATACTATTAAATCATAGATTTCATATCAAAAGTATTATCCAATGTGAAACCAAACATTAAAATGTAATTATGGCTAATTTAAATATAAAATCTAATAATGATAAAACTATTGCAAAAATAGATTGTAAAGGTATCTTTATATTTAATACTAAAGGGTGTAAAGAAAATTCTATATATTTAAATGAAAATGTAGATGTATATTATAATGATATAGATTTTATAAGAAATAATAAATATATAAATTCTATATCTAAAGATTTTGTTCTTATAATAGAAATTCATAAAACTAATGGATATATAATTCAATTAGTATTTACAGATGTAAATGATATAAATAAGGCATTTAATAATATTCGTAAAGATATATACAATAACTCTACAAATATAACTGAAATTACTACAATTGATATTTTAATAAATAATTAAAATAATATGAAAATTATTAATATAATTAATATTCCTAATTATCCTAATTATAGTATTCACGGTAAGGAATGGGGACTTTTAAAAGTACATGTATCGGATTTATTACCAGATGATGAAATAGAATACAATGGTGAAGATATATGTATTAGCATAGATTTTACTGAAATTTTAGATATAACATTTGATTTATATGATAATGATGTATCGGGTATTATAATTATCGAATTATTATAAATGAAGAAAGTTTAGGTCTTGTTGAAATTACATTCGATAACTATAGTCATTTTAATAGTGTGAAAATTGCTATATCAAATATGATAGATGATGATGTTAATTTAACTGCTATTCATGAACAAAAAGAAAGAATACGTATAAACAAAAAATAAGTTATGAGTAAATATCGAAATATATATCCAAAAATAGATATATTAGAGAATGATGTAGATATTAAATTTTCTATTTTTCCTTCATCTATTATATTAAATAATAAATTTCATGTATGTTATGTGTCTTTAGAAGCAAGTAAGATATATAAGATGTATTATACAGAAAATAATATAGTTCTTAAATATGAATATGACGACAATGATTATACAATAACTATTCAATTTGAAGATACAAAAGATTATGTGGAATGTGCGCTTTCTATTATTACATGTATTAGAAGTGTACGTGAACAAGTTTATATAACAGGAGAATGTAATGTTTATTAATATAATACTGTATCTGATACTAAAGTTGAAGATACAGTAATAACTCTCACTAATAATTTGCTAATAATTATTTTGACTTTGAAAAAATAATATTTATATTTACTCACTATTAAAAAGACGCAGAAATGAAGATTAAATTTAGTCGTGGAAAAGCTACTGGAGAACTTGTTGGAATACAGAATATATATTTTACAGTAGATGATAAAGGTAATAAACAAAATATTACTAAAGAAGAATATGATAAAAAACATGTATTTAATAATAAAGTGTTTCATAGGACAATTATCCATGTCAAATGATTAATTCTCTTTCATGAGAGTTATTTGTTTTTAAGGTTAATTTATTAAGCTGATAACATTTGTGATAAATCTTATCAGCACTCTTTTATAAATTAATTTCATTGTTCATAATAAAATAGTCAGAGGTTTAGAATGGACAAAGTAGTAACATTTGTGATAAATCTTACTACTTATTTTAATCGCCGAAATGGTGGAATAGGTAGACACGTAGGACTTAAAATCCTATGACCATAAGAGGTCGTGCGGGTTCGATTCCCGCTTTCGGTACAAAAGATAATAATCTTTATTATAAAGATTATGTTTAAGATGATTATATTTTAGTTATAGGATGTGGTATTAATTATATATTAATATTACATCCTTTTATTATGCAATTTAATAAACTTATAATTATGGATAATGTTGTTATTACAGAAGATTCAAAAAATTGTGTTCTTTCTATTGTATTTGAAAATGGAAATAAAATTACAATAGAAGATGATTATTTTGATATAACGGTCAATCCTTCTGCTATTAGAATAGCTTCTAATTCTAAATCTCTTTCTAAACTTATAGCAGAGATTAAAGAAAAAGTTACAGAAGATTTTGATGAGTTTGACTTTTATATTATTATAAATAGCATCCATATACGTAGTATTTCTGTTAATTATATTTAAACTATTAAAACTATGAAATCTAAAATTAATCCAAAAGTTATTCCAAAAGAACATTCTTGTAAGAAATGTATTCATATAAGAAGTCGTAAAACAAAAGTTGATAATAAAACTTATTATATTTGTAAGAGACTTGATAAATTAATTGTCGATAGTATTTTTGAAAATAATATTTGTGTATATCATAAAGATATAAATAAAATATAATGCCTAAAATTAATATTAGAGATTTGGATTCTTATTCTAATGAAATTCATGATTTTAATAAAGATAAGAAACATAAGAGAACTAATAAAGAATATATTAAAGAAGAAAACGATGATAGACGAAATAAAAATCGGAAGTTTAGTTATAACAAGTCGTAGTCGTTATGGTACAGTAATTAATATAAAAAATGAATACGGAATTGATAAAGTATTAGTTAGAATAGGTAGTAAAGAATATTGGATGTTTAAAGACCAAGTTCGACTTGCTACAAATTCTGTAGTTTTTAAGGTTTATTATAGTTTTAAATATTGTGATAAACTTATTGAAACTTCAGATGAAATAGCTATTGAAAAAGGTACTGTATTATTTGATTCCAATTCTTATGATAATAAAACTCTAATAACTATTATATCAGATAAGATATGTAAAAAGATAAATCAAGTTGTCAAAATAACTAAAATATTAATATCTTAAATTATGGAATTTACTCTTAAACTTATACCGATAGAAACTATTGTAAAAAAGAATTATTATATTCTTATAGATAATAATCTTCTTAAAGTAGAAAATATAGATTATAAAGAAAAGAATGTAACTCTTTCTGATAATAATATATATCCTATTAAAGATATACGAAATAAAGTTGCAAAATTTATTGGAGAATATGATAATCAAACTTATAGCATAATTCATGGAAATTTTGATTCTATAGCTGACTTTCTAAAATCTAAAATTAATAATGAAGATGAAGAAACTAATAAAACTTATTTAGATGCTCTTTTAGAAGGTGTAACAATTAAGATTCAAGGAGCTTTTGAAACTATATATACAAAAACCGTACCTAACGAAGCTGTAGAGATAACAAATATTTCTATAATAGATGCTAATTCTCTTTATCATAAAGATGAAAGAATTGGCGTAGTTACTAAGTTTGATAAAAATACACATAAATTCACAGTTAAACTTACAAAAGGTAATGTTATAACTTGTAATCGAGAAGACTTTACAAAAATAGGTGTAAATAATAAGAAAAGTATGCTTCGATGTGTATGTGATAAATGTGGAAAATAATTATGAATTATGATAAATTAAAGAATATACAAAGAGGTACAGTAAGAGTAAAAAGTAATGATAAAGAAGATAGCGGCAGTAAACATACTGTCGCTATTCTTTATGATAATAAGTTTTATGCTAAATCGAATAGAAAACCTCATGAGTTTATCCCTATTAAAATAAATCAAGAAGATTTAAATAATGTTGATTATATATATTCTAATGGTATAACTAATAATCAACATGAGCCTTGGACTATTAAGAAAAATAGTAAAAATTGTACGAGATTAAATATTACAATTAAATATTGGAGTATTGTTAAACCTCGTCAAAGAATAAAAGGTATTATAGAAGACGGTTATTTTATTCTTGATATAGATTATGTAAATACTATTAGTAAACTCTGTTATTTAAAATCATTAAATAAGATTGAAAATGCTAATAGAAAAGATAAGAAACTTTAATAAAGCTCTTAATAGTTTTACTGAATATCTAAGAGAAAATAATAATAACATATCTGCTTTCTTTACTAAGCTACCTATAAAGTTTCAATTTACTATAATAAATCATTTTTTAGTTACTAAACATAAAATGGGTATTGTTATTCTTCCAGATAGCTTTAGAATATATAAATATAATATCCATCCTTTTGATGAAACTTTTATGGAGTTACTTGCTAAAGTAAATATTGAAGATATAAATGATACAACTTATGAAAATTCTATCATCATTGCTTTTTCTATATTACATAAGGAAATTAACAGAGATAATAATCAATTAGAAAATCCTTTTTAATATATGAACAATACTGAAAAAAATAAATTAGATAATATTGTAAAAGCTAATACAAATTTAAATAATAAAAGTAACACAGCTAATAATAAAGTTAAAAATAGTAATATTAAACTTTATCCGAGTCAAGAAAGAGCTGTACAACAACTTGAAGATTGGTATAAAAGTGAAGAGTTATTTTGTACTTTAGAAGGTTATGCTGGAACAGGTAAAACTTTTATCATGAAATATTTTATTGAAAATATTATTGATAAAACTTGGACAATTAGTGCTCCAACACACAAAGCTCTTCGGGTATTAGAAAATACAGTAAATCATAAAGGTAAGACTCTTCATTCTCTTTTAGGATTAAAGCCCAATGTAGATTTAACTACTTTTGACCCAACTAATCCACAATATGACCAACTTTCTGATTTAAAAATTGTCAATTATAAAATAGTTCTACTTGATGAATGTTCTATGGTTAATACAGGTTTGTTTAATCGTATAACAAAAGTATGTGCTAATCATAAAATAAAAGTTTTATATATTGGTGATAGTTTACAGTTACCTCCTGTTAAAGAAAATATGTCACCAACTTTTGCTACAATTAAGAGAAAAGTAGTTTTAGATACTATTGTTAGACAAGAAGAAGGAAATCCTTTACTTGAATTGTTTAGTCTTATTAGATATGATATTCAACATCAAGGTAATACTTTTCTTAATTATATTATTAATAATAGAAGTAATATTATAAATGACAGAGGATATGAATTATTATATAGAGAAGATTTTAAATCTAAATGTATAGAAGAAATAGGTAGTGAATCTTTTATAGGTAATAATAAAAAGGGTATTCCGTCTAATACAGATTATATTCGTATATTAAGTTATACAAATAATAATGTACTTAATTGGAATCAATATGTTAGAAATAATCTATTAGGTGATAATCTTCCTGTAGTTTGTATGAATGATTTATTTACTTCATATAATACTATAATGAATGAGTTTTCAGAACCTATTATACTTAATTCAGAAGATTATATAATATATGAACTTATAGATTATATATCAGATGAGGGAATTAAAACTTTTGGAGTTAATCTACAATCTATGTATGATGAAAGGAAGACAGACCCTTTCTTAATTGTCGACCATACTGATTCAAGTTTTAATCTTTATAAACGTGTATTACAAACTTTATATATAAATGGTTTAAAACGTATAGGAGGTGGTTGGAAAGCATATTATAATTTTAAGAATCGTTTTCTTACATTAGTTCCTGTTGTAATACATGATGCTTATGGTAATGAAAGAGTTATTAAAAAAGATATAGATTATGGATTTGGATTATCTGTACATAAATCACAGGGAAGTACATTTGATAATGTTGCTGTAGATTTGACAGATATTACTTGGTATCAAAGTCCGAAAGGATATAAAAAAGCATATGATATTAATATGAGAAATCGACTTATATATGTGGCTTTAAGTCGAGCAAGAAAAAAAGCTATATTAAAATATTAAAATAATATTATAATTATGTATTACGATGATGATGACTATAGAGATAGTCATATTAATAATGAAGATGAACATGTTCCAGATGCAGATGGTTGTTTAGGACAATTTCTTGCAATATGTTTTGTACTTATTTTAATTTATAGTCTTTTAGAATCTATACATGCTATTTAAAATATGATTAAAATTCTTCTTTATATTTGGCAGCTACCACAAAATATAGTTGCTCTTATATCAATAGGTATATTTAAAGCTAAATATGGTTATAAACTAAATAGTAAGAAAAATAGTATAAATATATATTTAACTAATAGTAATATAGGTGTTTCATTAGGTAATTATATAATTGTTAATAATAAACATAGTAAACTTACTATTAATCATGAGATAGGACATTGTAAACAAAGTATTTATTTAGGTTGGTTATATTTGATTATTATAGGTATTCCGTCAGCTATTAATAATCTTATAAACAGAATACCTTTTATTAAATATGACTATTATAGTTTCTATACAGAGGCTTGGGCTGATAAACTTGCTAATATAAAAAGAGACGATAAAGGAAATAGAATGGTATCATTTTAATCGAATTTTAAGGCACTTTTTAGGAACTTTCTATTCATTCCTAAACAATCCTCCACCTGTTGGAAAATAATTAAAATATGGGCAGAAAACAAGCCGAAAATCGAATGTCAGTAAGAGAACATTTGCTCGGCATTCATTGTTCATCGTGTTATCGTTCTCTAATTAATAATAGGATGCACGGTATTATGGCTACAAGGGCAGGAAGTGTTCCGAAATCTATTTGCTTTATTGGTGCAGCTCCTTCTACACTTGATGTTAAAATTGGTAAACCGTTTACAGGTAGAAATAATATTTTACTTCGAGAAGCAATAACTCTTTATAAACTTGATGAATGGAGTTATTTGACATATCTTGTAAAATGTTATGGTACAGATAATGAAAAATTATATATTAAAAATTGTATACATTATCTTATAGAAGAGATTAAAGCTATTAATCCTTTAATTATAGTTCCGCTTGGTTCAACTGTTCTTAAAGCTCTTACTGAAAACAATAATATTATAATGAAGAATGAAGTTAATAAACTAAGAGCTTATGCAAATACTATAATGATACCTATTTATGATTGTGCTTATATTAATAAGAATAAATGTTATGAAGAGTATGATAAATCATTTGCTATAATTAGTGATATACTTGCGAAAAGAGATAGTAAATATAAAGAGTGGAGAGAAGTATCATTTTAAGACGATTAAATAGATACAAGTGTTACTTTACAAGCAAACAAATCTCGGAACACCTCCCTCCCTTGTGGCCAATTACCCGGAGAGCACTTGTTACAACTGTCTTTGCAACTGTCTTTACAACTGAAATTAAAAATCGTATTACAAATATAGTTAAAACTAATTATAATATGAACGATAAAGATATATTTAATATTAAAGAACTTATCAAATTTCTTGAAGATAATCATACTAAAGAAAATGGTTATAAATTTCAAATAAGAGTTATTGTAAATAAAACTTTAAATGGAAAATTTAAAGTTATCAATTTAACTCAAGATGGATTTAATAAAGTTTCTAACGCACTATATTCTTTAATTCAAAAGGATATAGAAGATGATTTAGAAGATTTAGTAAGTCTTGATTTAACTAAGAACAGATTATGACTGATAAAAAATATATTTATGACTTTGAAATTTATAAGAATTTTTGTGGTGTAACTTTTATACCAGAAGATGTTCCTCAACAACTTGTAGATACTTATGTAAATATCGATATACTTCGTATTGATGCTGAATATAAACTTAGTGAACATAATAAGAATGTAAGTTTCGAGGATGCTATTAAAGAAGATGAATATTCTATTTCTCTTCAAAATAGTATAGAAAAATATAAAGCTGATAAGAAGAAAATTCTTACAGCAATGGGTGCTAAACAATTCTATATTTGGAATAGTTTAAATGGTAAAGATTTTCATAATGATTTACTTTATATTCAAAACTTTTTTATTAGTCATAAAATTGTTACAGGATATAATAGTAATAATTATGATAAAATAATGCTTATACTTCTTCTTTATAATGCTAAATATGTTACTTCTGAAGGTTATCATTATAAAGAGAAAATGAATCTTACAGATTTTATGTTTAGACATAGCCAAAAATGTATTAATTTTGGTAATGGTTATCTTTATACATTAGGTATTAATAAAAGTTTTAATATACCTTTTACAAATTATGATATTCAAAAGATTCTATATCTTGATAAATCTTTTACGAGTTTAAAACAAGTTGCTATTATATTAAAATGGTATAGAATACAAGATTTACCTATTCATTATTTAGCTACTATCAATGAAGAAGATATAGAAACTATAATGGATTATAATATTAATGATGATTTAATTACGTTAACATTAAAAAGAACAGTTAAGGCTGAAATTGATTTAAGAGATGATATTACAAGTGAATTTGGAATTGATGTTCGTAATATGTCTCGAAGTTCTATTGGAAAAGCTATAACTACTAAATTATATAGTGATTTTACAGGTCTTGATAAAAAAGACTTTTATGATTTAAGAACTAATCGTAGAGTTATTTATCTTGAAGATGTAGTATCTGATATAATAAAGTTTAAAACTCCTACTTTACATAATCTTTTAGCAACTATTCTAAAATCTAAAATTGTAGTAGGTAGTACAAATAAGAAAGATAAATTTGCATATACTTTTAAATTTGGTGATAATCAATATACTATGGCACTTGGTGGATTACATAGTAAAGATACACCTGGAATATTAGTAGCTGATAATTGTATATTAAGAGATGCGGACGTTAATATGAATATGTAGCGTCCTAATGTGGTTAATTGCGGGAAACCCCTTAGAGATTCTTATACTAAATATCGTAGTAATATAGATATGGCAAGAAGTAATTTTCAAGGTATAGTAAAAAGTAAGAATATTGGGCAATCCGCAGCTAAGCGTCTTAATATTGTTTATTAAGATGAAAGCTCAACGACTATCCCTAATGGGAGTACAGATGAAAAAACTAATTCATTTGGAAATGCCACAATACTTTATATATTTAGTCTATATAATTTTAGGTATTATCCAATCAAGGTATTATCTTAGTAGGTGTTAACCAATAAAGATAATATTATGGATAGTAAACAAATTAACGATTTAGTAAAAGTAGATTCTAATAAATATTCTAATTCAGATTCTAAATTTGAATATGGTACATTTTCTAATATGAATGGTAAATCTGGAATATATTCTATTTTTAATAAAATTACCAATAAAGAATATATTGGCTCTACTTCTAATATAGGTAGTAGAATTACTAAACATTTTTCAGAGTTAAAATTAAATAAACATACTAATCATGCAATGCAGGATGATTTTAATGAACATGGTATTGATAGTTTTGTTTATAGAATTGTTGAAGAATGTAATGATAATTTATTAGAAAAAGAAAGAGAATATCAAATATCAAAAGGTATTGAAAATCTTTATAATGAAAAGATTTCTGATTATTATATAAGTGATAGACTAAAAACTATTTATTCTAATACTTCAAAAGAAAGTCATAAAACTAAAGAGTATAGAGAATATATGTCTATTATTAAAAGTAATCAAGTTGCGCAATATGATTTAAACGGAGTACCTATTAAAGTATATTCTCGTATAGAAGATGTTATAAAAGATAATCCTACTTTTAAAGCTCAAACTATAAGAGGTTGTTGTAATGGTAATAAAAAAACAGCTTATGGTTATATTTGGCGTTATATAGATGATAATGGTAATGTAAAGTATAAGATATAGTCTAATCTATTAGGAAACTAATAGGAATAACAGACAGTTAGTTACTGATAATAATGTTATTCAATAATGTGCTTCATATTATCCTCGTGGAATTGTTAAGTTTCATATATCACCAGAACATTTACAAGAAGATGCATTTATAAATACAGTAAAATATACAGCTGATACACGAGTAGAGGCTAAACATAAAAGTAAAGATTATAAGAATAAAGCTAAGGAAATAAAATCTTTATTAGAAAATAAAAAAGTATCTAATAAAGATAGTGAAATATTATATAAAGAAATAGATAGATTAACTAAGGAATCTAAATCTTTAAAAACTAAAGCTGAAGGTCTTAAAATTGCTATTAATAGAATGTATGGTGCATTTCGTGATAGTAATGATTTTCTTTATGACCCATATTGTACTTATAGAACTACTATAAATCTTCAATTATGTCTTATTATGTTAATTGAAGAATTAGAACTTAATGGAATTAGTGTTGTATCTGCTAATACAGACGGTATAGTTTGTAAGATTCCTTATGAATTAGAGGATACCTATTATAATATATGTAATGCTTGGCAAGCTAAACTTGATTTTGAACTTGAATATACTGATTATGAACGATATTTAAGAAAAGATGTTAATGATTATATTGCTGTCAAAAAAGGTTTTGATGAAAATTTAAATAAACTTATTAATTCAGATGATTTTAATAATAAATCTGATAATGATAAAAAAGAGGCTTTAAAAGCTCTTGAAGATGATTATATAAAACGCAAAGGTTTCTTTATTGAAGATTTAGTTTTTAATAAAGGATATAATTCACCTGTTATTGCTAAAGCTCTTAATTTACAACTTATATATGGTATTCCTTATGAAGATACTATAATGAATCATATTAATAGTTCTAAATTTGCTATTTATGATTATTGTATAAGTCAGAAAAGTGATAGCAAATTTACTATTTATTATGAACATATTGTAGATGGACAAGTTGTTAGAGATAAACTTCAAAAATCTAATAGATTTTATATTAGTAATACAGGTACAGGAACTATTATAAAACAATATTCTGACGGTGTAGATGATAATGGTAATTCAATAAATAAAGAATCTCGTATTATAGCTAAATATTCTATAGAACCTTTTAATAACTATATTTATAAAGATGATTATCATTTAAATTTTAGTTATTATAAACGTGAATGTAGTAAGGTTCTAAATGGTGAAAATAAAAAGAAAGAAGGTATTATAAAACGTCAACTTGATTTTGACTTATTTAGTAATGATAAACCTAATTTATTAGAAGGGGAATTTGAAACTATAACTCGTTCTAATAAAATTAGTAATAGACGAAAAGAAGATGTACGTAGAAGTATAGATGATTTTCAAGTTGATAATAGATTTTTATTAGAGAGTATAAATCAAAATGATACTCCTACTGTAATGAATACTTCTTTTAATGAAGATGATTCTGATGATTTACCTTTTTAATTAATAGCTATGCCTAATAATGAAACTATAATAGATAATAAAACTATTGAAGAACTTGAAGATTTATTTTGGGAATTAGTAGCAAATGGTTATTCTATAAAAAGTGATATAATTATTGCTATAAAAGATAAGATAGAATATCTAAAATATTTTAGTAAAGATGATAAGTAAAGATGAACGTCAAGCTGAATGTGTTTCTAAATGGAGAAATGCTAAAGGTAGAGGAACTTTAAATCTAACATTTAGATTTGGTAAAACTCGTGTAGCAGATATTATACTTACTAATTATATAAATAAAAATGGTAATAATAAAATTCTATTTTTAGTTCCTAATGATATAACTAAAAAGAATATTATAAAAAATACTAAATATGGTAGTAAGATAGAACTTTTAACTTCTAATCAATTTATTAATAAATGTCGAGATGTAAAAGATTATATAGATTATAATTTAGTAATTATAGATGAATGTCATAAGTTTCTTGATAATGAAATTTATGATTGTATTATTAAAATAAATACTAAATTTATTCTTTGTCTAACTGGTGTAAATATAACTTCTGAACAAAATAAAAAATTAGAAGCTATAGGTTGTCCTATAATAGATACTATAAATGAGAAAGAAGCTATAGAGAATAAATGGATAAGTGACTTTGTAGAATATAATTTAGCTGTTGAATTAAGTGATGATGATAAATTTAAATATGCTAAATATACAAATCTTATACATGAAACTCTTGATATATTTAAAGGAGTTTATAAAGGTGTTAATTCTGTATTTCATAAAAATGTTTTTGATTCTGATTTTGATTTAATTATTGCTTGTTTTGCTGGTAAGTATATTAAAGATGCTAATGGATTTAGAACTTTTGTAAAATCTACAATAATTCGTAAAATTGTTGCTGAATGTCAAGGTTGGAATACTGATTTAGATGTATCTTCAAATTATGGTAAGAAAATTAATCTTTATTGGAATCCAGATAATATATATGAACGAGCTAAAACATTTAAGCAAAATGTAAGTAATAGAAATAATATACTTATATTTAATAGACCTAAGATTGAAGCTGTTATGGATATTCTTAAAGCAAATCCTGTTCCAACTATATGCTTTAATGAATCTGTAGAAATGGCAGAAGAACTTGCTAATTATTATCCAAAAGATAGTATAGCTTATCATAATAATATTGAATCAAGATATATGTATGATAATGAGACAGGTGATATTATAAGAACTAAAAGTGGTGAACCTAAAAAGATTGGTAAAACTACTTTAAAAAAGATGGCTATAGAAGGTATGCGAGATGGTACATATAATAAACTATTTACTGTTAAATCTCTTAATGAAGGTCTTACTATAGAGAATATAGAACAAGTTATAACAACTGGTGGTTCATGTAATACTCAAACTCATGAAAATAGAATTGCACGAGGTAAAACATTTGATTATGCAAATCCTAATAAAGTTTGTGTTATTATAAATCTTTATATTGACGATTTTACAATAAAAATAGGTGTAAATCAAGAAGATAATACAGATATACTAAAAGATGTTAAAAGTAGGGATAAACAAAAACTTATAGAAAGGCAATCTACTACTATACAAGCTCCTATTTGGGTGTCGAGTATAAGCGAAATATTCTACTAAAAAAGCTAATGCAAATTTTGTTATTATGATTATTACTATTACATTTGACTATGAACAAGCAAGTAAATGCAATAACTAAAGCTAATGGTAGTAAAGATACTAATGAAGTAACTAAGTATTCTACTGAAGATGAAAGTACAATTCTAACTCTTGAACGTGCAAAAGGACTTGCTGAATATATTTCTAAAAATAATGCTTTTGCCGCTCAATTTGGAGAAAAAGATGAAAATGGTAACGTTACTATAAACGTTCCTGCAATAGTTACTTGTTTGATGCTTGGCTCTGAAATGGGTTTAAAACCTATGGAAGCTCTTCAGTTTGGAAGAATGTTAAATAGGTTATCTGTTATTAAAGTTCGTAAGGGTAAAACTCTCGGATTAGACCCTATTACCGCTATGCAAAATATTTATATTTGGGATAGTGGTAAAAATGAAATTATTTATACTGGAATTAATATTGTATTAAAAGTCCTTAATGAAAATAATATCGCTGTTGATGTTATAGAGGACGGAAATAAGATTCATTATTATTATCGACTTCTTAGAAACGGAAAGTTAGATGAAGAAGTAGAATTTGATGAACGTGATGAATTTTTAAATAATAAATATACAGTAGTTAATGACGGTAAATCTGCTGCTAAACTTAAAGCTGATGTAGATAATGGTAAAATAATGCTTCAAAGATTCTCAACAAAACGTGCTCTTGTTAAACTAACAAGGATAAATTCAAATGGTAAAGAATCTGTTGTAGCTATACCTTATACCCTTAGAGAAGCTATTGAAGCTGGTTATTATCCCGGAATTAATAGTTTTGGTGAAGAAGTAAAAGGTAAAGATAATTGGATAAGTCATACAGCAGCTATGCTCCGAAAAATGTCTATAATGATTGGAGCAAGAATTATAGCAAATGATAAACTTAATGGTATTTATGAAACTGACGAAATAGGTTCCATTAAAGTTTATACAAATGCTGAAGCATCTAAATTTAAAGATGCTGTTGTAGAAAATGTTACAGCAGAAGATGTAACTGATGTTTCTGATAATATAGAAAATTCCACTAATAATGATAATTAAATTTATCAATCTATCATTAAATCAAATAACAAATAAAAACATTTTAAAATTATGAAAAAGTCAATTTTCAGCGCATCGAAACTTTCTAATCTGAACGTTGTTGCTAAAGGAACGAAAACTACTAATGATGCTCGTCCCGAAGTTGTTACTGGTCGTGCCATTAACAAATTCACAATGAATGCTTCGGCAGCAGCTCTTCTGGATGTAGATAATGGTGATAATGTAGTTATGTTCTATATTCCTGATGCAGAAAGTCTTGATGAAAAGTTCTTTATTGCTAAGGGTACCGCTAAGGATGCTAAACTTGCTTCGAGCAATAAGACTATTGGTGTTCCGAAAGTTCTTAGCTTTAGTTATTCTTCTCTTTGGAGCCTTATGGTACAGGAGGATTTGGAAGCACAGCCGCTTGGTGAACGCGCTCTTGTAGAAAAAGGTATTATGGAATATGTTCCTACTCAAATGGGACGTGATAAGGGAGACGGTAAGAAAGAAATGTGTTATGCAAATCTTGTTCCTTATCAGCTTGCTTATGAAATAGAATTGGTAGCTGATGAAAATGAAGTAGCTATTCCTGTAACTGTAGGTGATACTACTTATGAAAGGGTATTCGTTCTTAAGAATGTTATCAAACGTTATCCGGATGAAAAGAAGAAAGAAGCTATCAAAGACGAAGTTGTAGAAAATGAAGCTATTCCTGAATGGAAAAATGATGTAGAAAATCTTCTTTAATCTACTTTAATATCTATCATTAATCTATCATTTAAAAGAGTAGTAATTCTAATTGAATTACTACTCTTTTTCGTCACTTATAATAAGATGTATAAACAATGACAACTAATGTAAAATCTAATTTAACAGTGGAGAATCAAGTTTCAAGTTCAATGATTACATTTGAAGATAAAAAGGTAGAACGTCGTCTTACTATGAAACCTGAACCGGCAATAGGAAATCTTTGTCGTGTTACTATAGATGATGTACGAATAGAAGAACATGAAACTTCTAAAATTAATCCCGAAACTCAGCAAGAATCTACTTTTGAATATGCTGGTTATTCTATTCCTACATTAGTTATTACTTTTAAGCAGATTCCTACTAATGAAGACCCGAAACCTCGTTATTATGAACATAGGTTTAAAGTTGTTCCTGTAATAAATAATAACGGTGCACCTATAGAACGTAAGTCTATAGTCGGACTTATTAAGATGCAATTTGACCAACTTCAGCATATTGTAAATAGTATGGTAGGAATACCTGGATTTACTGATGATGAAGCTGTTCCGGGAATTGATATAGAGGCTAATGTAGAAGTTAGGATTAAACAGTTCCGAGCTTTCTATACACATTTCCTTAATACTATTAAAGGTGATGATGAAAAACCTTATTACAAAGGTGTAGGATTTTATCTTAAACTTGTAGCTAATTATGGAACAAGGAAATATCTCGCTATTCCTAATTTCGTAGGTCGAGGATTTATTGAAAGGATACTTCCTAAAGTAAATCCCTCTATAGCTCTCGAACCTAATGAAACTGTAGTTTTAGCTAAAGATGTTTCAGCAAGTAAAACAGAAAAGGCTATAGCAAATGGTAGCATTCCTGTTGATAATGGTGGTATAGACCCCGAAGTTCAAAAGATTATAGATGGTTATAATTAATCTATAAGAATCATTATTAGTGGAGATAGTGGCGGTAGTAGAAATATTATCGCCACTATTCATATATACGAATTTCGGAACACCTCTCGCCCTTGCGGCCAATAAACTGTGCATCTAAAAATATTTCAAGATATTATGGATTTAAAGCAATATATTATCGAAAACATTAATCAAGAACTTATATTTAGTAAATATCTTGGAATTAGTATTGAAGATATAAGAATTAGTATTATAGATAATTGTAAAATACTTAATTCTTATAGATATGAAAAAAGTCCTTCATTAAAATTTAAATATTATAACGATAAACTTATTGCAAGAGATTTTGGAGATAATAGATATAGTGGAGATATATTTGAAGTTGTAGGAAATATTATAAATAAAGATTGTAAAAGTAGACAAGGATTTATAGATATATGTAGTGATATTATTGTTACATGTACTAAAGATAATGCAGATATTGTAATAGCTAAAGAAAGAGAAGAAAAAGAACTATCTAAAAATAACACTATAATTGAATATAATTCTCGTAAACCAAATCGTTTAAATTATATATTTTATGAACAGTTTGGAATTAATGAAGAATATTTTAATAAAAATGTGGAAGTTGTAGATAGTTATTATATTAACGGTCGTATGTCTCCATATAGATATACAGGTTGTGACCCTTGTTATGCTTATAGGGTTAATCCAAATAAGGTAAAATTATATTTTCCTTTTAGGACTAAAAAAGATGTAAGATTTATTACAAATAATCGAGTTCCTATAGAGAATATAGATAATATAAGAAAAACAGATTATACTATTATAATAAAATCTATAAAAGATAAGATTTTATTTGATAGAATTATTACTGAAAAGAATATTAGAAATATACAGATATTATCTGCTGCATCGGAAACAGTAAATATACCTAATGATATACATACAGTAATAAGTAAATATACTAATAAAGATAATATATACAGTTTATTCGATAATGATAGTGCTGGAATAAAAGGTATGATTCATTTAGAAGAAACTCTCGGAATACATCCTATATATTTTACATTAGGATATGATTCTAAAGACCCAACTGATATGGTTAAAAGATATGGATATAATAAAGTATACGAACAATTCGATTTAATAATTAAAAAGATATTAGAAGTATGAATAAAGAAACGAAAGGTGTACTTGGTGTATATCTTATAAATATTGATTATAAAGGTAATGAATATAATCTTTATTCTGTAGATGAAAATTTATATAAATCTATAATAAAAGAAGCTGAAAGATGTTCTAATTCTTTTCATGTTGCTGCTTTTGTAGATAAATATAATATACGTCCACAGGATATAATTGTTCATGGAGAATCCGAAGTTTGGAATGCTCCATATAAAATGAAAAGAGAATATAGAGAACAAACAGAAGCTCTTCTAAAAAGTATACTTCCTCGTCCAAAAAGTGTCAAAGATGAAATTAGAAATGTAGTTAGAAATAGTTATAAATGTTGGTGTGCAAAAGAACTTGGATTAGAAGACGTATGTGACCATAGAACAGCTTGGGAGAGTTGGCATTGTTTAATGAATAGGATTAATATGCCAAAATATTGTATAGTGGTTAAACAACCTGCCAATAAGAAAGAATCTAAATAAAATATTATGGAAACTACTGTTCTTTTTAAGAGAAATATTAATGGCAAAGTAATGTATTGGAAAGGCAGTGTAATATCTGCTGAAGGAAATGTTGAAAATTGTAGATTAAAATATACATACGGAGAATTAAATACAGATAATCCTATTGTTACTTATAGTGATAAAATTGAAGGTAAAAATATAGGTAAAAAGAATGAGACAACTCCTTATCAACAAGCTGCCAATGAACTTAAAAGTGTATATAATCGTCAAATTAAGAAAGGATATAAATCATTAGATACTATAATAAAAGAACAAAATATAGATATTAAAGATATTAATGATTTAAATTATCTTATAGGTCATTTAGAATCTATTCTTCCTAAATATAATACAGATGCTAATAATTGTGTAAAACCTATGAAGTGTCAAACTTTTAAAATTGACACATTTAATTATCCATGTATTATACAACCTAAAATTAATGGAGTTAGGGCTGTAATAATGTTAGAAGAATATACACCACAAGATTTATTTAGTTGTAAAGGTGTTTATATAAATGATAAGAGATATACTTCTGTAATTAAAACCAAAGAAGGTCTTGTTTATAATGTTCCACATATAGAACAATTATTTAATCATCTATATAGTCAATTTCCACAATATAAAGATATAGTATTTGATGGTGAATTGTATATTAAAGATGAAAAAGTTACAACTATTGGTGGTGCTGCTCGTAATACAAATAATCCTCTTAATGAACAAATTCTTTATGTAAATTTCGATTTAAGTGTAGAAGATGTTAATAATGAAGATAGAGATAAACTAAGATTTAAAATTTGGGAAGATTATATTAATAAAAATACTTCAGCTTCTTATAATATTCAAGCTGGAAGAATACTTATAAATGAAGTATTAAATCAACATTATCTTTGGCATCGTTATAATGTTATTGTACTTAATAGTGATATAGCTAATAATGATATGGAATCTATAACTTATATGGAATGTGCTATATCAAATGGTTTTGAAGGTGCAGTAATACGAGATAAAAAAGCTGATTATTGTTTTGGACAAAGACCTAAAACAATGATGAAACTTAAAAAGTTTAAAGATTCTGAATTTGAAATTGTAGATATAGAATCAAAAGGAAATCCAAATGATAAAGTAGGATTTACTATAGTTTATACTTTATTAAATGATATAAACGATTTGATGTTTGAATGTAATGGAACTGGTACAGTAGAAGATAAACTTAATATTTTAAATAATAAAGATTATTATAAAGGTAAATTTGCTACTGTAAAGTTTTATGAACGTACTAAAAATGGAATACCTTTTCATGCTAATGTAATTGGTATAAGAGATTACGAATAATTTAATAAAAATGAAACTAATATGGCTGATATAAAATTAAAGAGTGTAGATAAGAATAGAATTGGTGAATATATAGGTGAATGTCGTAGTGTAATGGAAGGTGCAAAGTTATATCATTGGGATGTTACAGGCACAGCTTCTTATGCTCAACATATAGCTCTTGACCAATTTATAGAACAAATGAATGCTCCAGTTGATTCTTTAGCTGAGACTTCGATTGCTTTATATGGAGATATAAATATTACTATTCCTAAAACAGATAAACCTACCAATATAGTAGACTATATTAATAAATTTAGAATTTCAACTAAAAATATAAGAAATATCTTAATAGAAAATGTTCAAATTGCTATTGTAGATACTATAGATGAAGCTGCATTACAAGTCTTATATCGACTTAAACGACTTAAATAAGTCCTATAATTAATATTAATTTTAAAGCCCTACAATCAATTATTTTTGTCCGGATGAACATTTGTTCGTCTTAAAAATTATATTCAATTGTAGGGCTTATTTATGGCCTTTATGGGCATTTTACGAGGTATTATTGTATATAGGTCGAAATACTCGATATTTTAAATTATTAATAAAATTACTAATACAGTAGATATGAAATATGTAGGTCCTAATGTTGAGCTTTGTACCGAAACAGGTCTTAAGAAAATAGAGCTTATAGGTAAAGTATGTACTAAGAAAGAACATAATATTACAGAAAATAGTTATATTAATTTTATAAGAAGTAGAATAAAAGAAGGTCATACTTCTATATTTGCTCATGAATTTGTTTATTTTGATGTATCTGTAGTAAATCGTGATTTTATAAATTCGATTATTAAATCTAATAGATATATAAGAATTTCCGATGATAATTATTATATAGCTGTGTCATATCGTTCTTTGATAGATATGATGTTTTATGATTATAGTGATACATTATTAAAAGATATAGTAATTAGATTTTGGGAACTTACTCCTGAATTATGTTATATATTTAATTTAACTCCGAGATATGGGGATGGAACTACAAATAGGTATCTTCATATAAACAGAGTAGATTCTGATTATATATTAAAACGTTGTCCAGAAATTTATGCTGTTACTTTTAAATTTACTACTAATAGAGCTATAGCTAATGAAATAATAAGACATAGTGAAATAGCTCCTATGCAAGAATCTACAAGATGGATAAATTATAATAAATCAAATGGCGGAAATATAGAATTTATAAATCCTTTTGATTGTATTGATATATGTGATTCTATAGATATTGAAGAGATTATAGAATTTGGTGAAGAAACATTTGCTGATAATAATATTTTATCAGAACAAACATATAAAGATTTAATAAAAGGTGGTATAAGTCATCAAGTAGCAAGAGATATACTTCCTTTAAATTTAAAGACTGAACTTTATATGACAGGTACTATTAGAATGTGGTTAGGAAGTGATAATACATATACGATTGGAGATTTAACTTTTAGAATTTTAAAAGGTTTTATTCCTCAACGTACAGCAAAAAGTGCTCATCCACAAATTAGAGAATTGGCTAATAAAGTAAATAAATTATTAAAAGTAAATTATTCTAAATATTATGATTTCAAAAGCGGAATTTAAAGAGATTGTTCGACAGGCTTTAAAAGATATTAAAGTTAGTAACAAAAATATAGAACTTTTTCTTAAAGATGATTCTAAAGTAACTTTAGAAGAGATTAAAGTTTGTACTGCTGTAACAGAAGTATTAGATAAACATATAAAATCTCTATATAAAGATTTTGATGCAAGTTTATATAATGATACATTTGAAACTTTATATAATTATCATAAACATTTAGATGAAAATAAGGATTAAATTAATATGACAAGAGATGAAATAGAAAATAAAAGTCTTAATGAATTACTTGATATAATAAATAATAAATATGGTAAGACGCGAGGAAATGATTTAGTGGCAAGAGAAGCATTTAGAATATGTTCTAAAAATATTGATGCCAGTATTTCAAAAGCAATTAAATTAGAAGCTGCAAAACGTGTTTTATCAGGACAAGTTGAAAGACAAGAAATAAATATTGAACATGATAATATTCATTAGTGGTAAAGCAGGTAGTGGAAAAGATACATTTGGTATCATGTTAGGACATGTATTACATGCTATTACAAATCCTAATAAAGCTAATTATCATCCGAATATCAATAATTTTATGAATATTGTTGAAAGAATTGATAACGGAGATGATGTAAAATCTATATTTAATAGTATATATTTTACTGCTTTAGCAGAACCATTAAAAGATTCTGTAGCAGGTTTAATAGGTGGTGATTCTAAATATTTAAATATAGATTTATTTAAACGTTCAAAAAGTTGTTATAAAATTAATGGTAAAAATCTTACAATAAGAGAACTTCTTATTTATTTTGGGGATATTGTAAGAAAAGATAATCCTTATTTCTTTATAGATTCTTTATTAGGTAGGGTAGAAGTATATAAAGATATATTTAATAAAAATATTGCTATAGTTACAGATTTAAGACTTAAAGATGAATATAATAGAGTTAAAAATAGAAAAGATGTTATATTTATTAGAATTAATAGAAATATAAAAGATAATAATGAATCATTTAGAAAACATTGTACTGAAACAGATTTAGATGATTGTGTAGAATGGAATTATGTTATTGAAAATAATAGTACTTTTCAAAACTTATATGAATATGCTACAGAAGTAGCATATAATATTGTTGATTATATAAATAATAATTATGAAAGATAATGAATTAAAAACAGTTGAAACTTATATTTCATTTAAAGATTATATTGAATTAGAAGATGATATTAAAAAAGATATTGTACTACATGATATAGATAATAAATCTCAATTATATCAATATATTTATACTTTAGATAGTAAATATATTGTTGTAAAAGAGATTCCAACTTATTCATCAAATGAAGTTGCATATCTTATAAAAACTATTGATGAATTATGTATAAGATGTCGTATTACTTCTTATAATGAAGTTAAACGAAAATGTAAATTTATGGAACAAACAACTATTAAATTTAATAATAAAGATTAAAACATGGGTAAAAATATATTTGATATAACAAAAGAATACGAAGATATTCTTTCTATTATTGAAGATAATGAAGGTGAAATAACTCCCGAAATTGCAGAAAAATTATCTATTAATGAAAGTGAACTTGAAGATAAACTTAGAAATTATAAATATATTATAGATAGATATAAATATGAAAAAGAATATGTAAAAGATGAACAAGAAAGATTAAAAAATAAAATAGCAAGTAGAGAAAATACTATACGACTTATTAAAAATAATATCGTAGAAACTCTTAAAATATATGGTATAAAATCTAATACAAATTATAAACTTAAATATCCTGACTTTACAGTTTATACAAAAGATAGCAAAAGTATAGATTATGATGATAGAAAATTGGAATTTGTTATTGATAAATTAGAAAATGAAGATTATAGTTATAATCAAACTGATATAATTAATAATCTAATTAATGTAGAATTTACTGTAAAAGTTCCAATTGTAGATTATAAATATTTTATTAATAAATGTAATGATAATAAATACGAAGTTAAAGATATTAAAAGGTCTTTAAATAAAACTTATGCAAAAGAACTTATAAAAAGTAGAGAAGAATGTGAAGATATAATTATCAATAAACGAGAAGAAGATGATGTAGAAGCTGTTTATGAAAATCTTTCTGAATATGAAGAAGTTATAGCTGATTTAAATATTACTGAAAATACATCAACAACTGCTATATTTAAATAAATTACAATTATGGATAATATTAATTATAATGAACAAAAAGGAACTTATAGCTTCTATAGTTTAAAAGAACTTCCTTGGCATGGTTTAGGAACTATTGTAGAAGAAGCTAAAACTCCTTCTGAAATATTAGAAATAGCTAATATGGATTATAGAGTTGAATTAGCTCCTTTATACGCAAGTTTTATTCCTAATGGAGCTGTTACTTGTGAAAAAGATTTAATAACTGGTGAATATAAAGGTTATTATAGAAGTGGAAATGAAAGTATCCCATACAGTATAAAGAAAAAGGGAGAACTTATTAAAACTAATTATGCAACATATCGTACAGATACTCTTGATATATTAGGTGTTGTCGGGAGTAGATATGAATGTGTACAAAATGATATAGCAATAGATTTTATATTTAATGTATTACATAATCAAGATATTATTAATAAAAATGATATAATCATAGAAACAGCTGGTGTTTTAGGAAAAGGTGAAAGAATATTTGTAACAGCTAAACTTCCTGATTTTATTATAGCTAAAGATTTAATAAATAATTATATTCTATTTACAACAACCCATGATGGAAGCGGAAGTATAACGGCTTGTTTTACTGATATACGTGTTGTATGTAATAATACATTAAATATGGCATTAAGTGGTTGTACAAATAAGATGACATTTAAACATACAAGAAATGTAAATAAACGTTTAAATGAAGGTTCAAATCTTATGAGAAATGCTATTATATATAAAAACACACTTGTAGAAACATTAGAACCTCTTTCTAAAATAGAAGTAAAAGAGAGAGATGCTATTGAATTTATACAAGATTTATTTCTTAATGAAGAACAGGCAAATTATGTTAAATCAAAAGGTTCGTTCTTTAATATAAATAATGGTGATGAAATGATAGCTACAAAAACTTTAAATAAAATGAAAGATGCTATCACTTATATTGAAAGAGGAGCTGGTCAAGATTATAATTATGGAACAGCTCTTTGGTTATATAACGGAATTACTTCATACATAAACAATGGAATTAATTATAAATCTAATGAAGATAAATTTAATTCTATTATGGATGGTGTAGGAGCTAAACTAAATCAAAAATCTTATAATTTAATAACTTCAAGATATGCTGCATAAATTATGATAGATAGAGTTAATATATGTAGTGACGGATATATTGATTGTTATGATTTAGATAATTGTAAAGTTAGAGAATTAAGTGGAGATATTACACTTATTCATCAAATACTTAAAAATGTAGATACTTGTATTAATTATAGCCCTTCGAGTATTGAACCTAATTTTAGATTTACAAGGAATCCTAAATTCTATTTTATAGTTTCTAATACAGAAATAAATATAGAAATTCCTTATAAACATGTTATACGATTGTCTAAATTTATAAACAATGTAGATGTCATATCAGATAGTGTAGATTAAAATAACAATTAAAATATTTAAAATTATGGAAAAGCAAATTGTAAAAATTTATTCTGAAACTGGAAAAGTACCCGAATATAAAACTTCGGGTGCTTCCGGTTTTGATTTGTTTTCTACATTTACAAATAATAGTTGTCAAATTCTTACAATTGATGACATAGAAGAAATAGACGCTTTTTATATAACAGGTAATAAAAATGATGCAGCTGAATTTATAACTGAAATTATTCCAAGTTTAGAGGAAAACGCTGCTTCACTTATTATGAATCCTCAAAGCTATATAATATCTATCAAATTGGCTATTGTAGATAAGTTGGAAGAAATTAATAAAAATATAGAGAAAAATGGAGGTACAACTTATGGAATTCTTTCAGATTATATGTCTGATAATGATATTGAAGCCGTTAATATAATTCTTCCTTTTTCACATAATATAATACCAACCGGTTGTTATGTTCAAATTCCAGAGGGATATGAAATTCAAGTTAGACCTCGTAGTGGAATTGGAGCAAAAACTAATATGATAGCTCATTGGGGAACTATAGATAATGATTATAGAGGAAATATAGGAATCATTATAAATAATCCATCTCCTAATAGTTATATAATACTTCCAAATGAAAGGTTAGCACAAGGTGTATTTGCTAAAGTAGAACAATGTGAATTTAAAAAAGTTAAAAGTATTGAAGAATTAACTAAAACAGATAGAGGTGAAGGTGGATTCGGAAGTACCGGAAAATAATATTTAAATAAAAATAGGGATAATTATTGTGAAATAGTTATCCCTATTATTATAAATAATAACGAAAAAGAAGATAATAAATTTAATACAAATATCGGAACACCTCTCGCCCTTGTGGCCATTAAACAAATGTCTTTATAGTTAGCACACAATGTCATAAAGTAACAAATGAATTTAATATTGTATTTAATATTGTATTTAATACTGTATTTAATTTAAATGTAACTATTAGACTTATAGTGTTACATACTATGATGCACAGTATTATGGCCACAAGGGCGAGAGAGTTTCCGAAATTTGTTTTATAATTATTATAAATTCTAACGAAATTAATATGACATTAAATGCTGATTTAAATACTGATATAAATACTACAGATGAAACTTTAAATCGAAAACGATTTGAAATTGTTGTAAAACATATATTAAAAGATTATATAAAAGATGCAAATGTTAATGATATTATAATTGATTTTGAAGAACCTATACAAGTTGTATTACAAGGTTTTATTGATTATAATGATATTTATAAATTTAAATGTGATGTAGCAAATGCTTTTAATGTTTCATTACATGATAAATATATTCATAGTTCTTTTACTTTTGAAAATCTTTATTACTTGATAAAAGAGCGTGTATACATACCTTTTTATAATGCCTCTATTTGAGCCATAAACATGGTAAATTTCTATTATTTTTATTCGGCTGAACAAATGTATGTCCATTGAAAAATAATCGAAATTTAATAGCTTAAAATCATTACCAAAATCGACTATAAAATAGCTTGTATAATAATAAAGGAGTTAGCAAATACACTAACTCCTTTATTCCCCTTTTTGCACTTTGTGCATCTATAAGTGTGATATTATTTATATCATTAGTAGAATCTTATAAATTAAAAGGATTATACCATTTATACCAATTCATTGTAGCTTTAAGATTCTTACTCTTTTCTATTTGAGTTAATATAGGTATTAATTTCTTAACTGAAACAGATAATTTTGTCTGACCTTTATAAACACCTCTGTCATAAACTAAAGATTCATCATCTGTAAATACATCTGCCATAGCATATTTAACAACATTCATAGCATTAGTTATAACAGTTTCTCCAACAAAGAGTTTATCTTTCATTTGATTTATTGTACTATACCAACCATAAAGAGGTACAGGCTCAACAACTTCTTTATATAAAGCTGTAAGTGTATACATTGTTACAGTATAATAATAAGGTTCATCATCATCTTTTAACTTACCTAACATCATCGCAGCTACTGCGATAACAGCTATAGTAGATAAATGTTTAGCCCATTTAATAACACTTGCTTGTTCACCTTTGGTAAGAGAATTATAATATAATTTAGCATGTCGGAGAAGTTTATATTGATAATTAAACATCTCAAATAAACCTTTAAAAAATGCACGTGGGTCTTTAAATATATTTAGCTTAACAATATCACTATCTTGTTTAAACATTTTATAACCATAAGTAGCCCAATCGAAACTCGGTTTATATACAGGTACTTCCCACGTACCTAACATTTCATTAAATTGAGTTTTATTAAAACGACGTCCAAAATATCTTATAAAGTTAGGACGAATCCATTTTCTAAATTGCATGAATAAATCTCCAAATGCACTTTCCTGTAAAGCATTTTTATCAATTATATTGTAGATACCATGTAGAGCTTGATTTACACCTTTAACTCTATTTTTAAAATCATTTACAGACTTATCTGTTAATTGACTTCCTTCTTTATAGGCTAATCTACCATCTACAACAGTCAATTGAGAATCTAATGTTGGAAATTTTTCAAATCTTTCTTTTAGAACTTTTCTATTATCTTTAATTAATTTATTTAATTCGATTCGTTGTTCTTTTGTAAATTTATCTATATTAGCTCTTATAAATTCACCTGCATAATCACCTTGCCAAAGATATTTCTTTTTATTTTCATTTTCATATTTTATTATATAATCATCTTTAGCTTTTACAAACTTAGCAAATTCTTCTTTTTGTTCATCAGTTAATACCTTAGATAATTCTTCTATTTTAGAATCATTATAAAAATCTTGAAATGACATTATTTGACCAGCTACAACTCTATGAGAACGAGACATACCTAATAACATACCAAATTGCATAAAAAACTCACCTATTTGGTTAGGACTATAACCAGCAGTATCGGCAGCAGTTAGAACTTTAGTTAGCCAGTTCTCTCCTGTCATACTAACATTTATATCTCGTGTATCTTGAAATATAACTTCAAAATCTTTAATTAAAGCTATAATTGGATTCTTAGTTTTCTCTTTATTTATTTCAGCTATCCATTCAGGAGTTATTTTAATTATATCTAAAAGACCTTGCATAAGTTGTTTACTTGTAAGATAATTAATAGATGAAGCATCAATTATCATATCGGATATACCTTTTGCTAAGTTCTTTAATCCAGCACTCCAGTTAAACCACATATAATTAATAGATGAATATCGTATTATACCTTTTGCAACAACATCTACTGTATTATTAACTTTACTTGTATTGTAAACTCGTTTTCGCATAGATTCAAACATAGATGACAAGTTATCTATTTTAGCTTCTCCAGCTGCACTATCTAATGCAAATCTACCAAGTTCCCAATCTACCATAAAATCATTAACAACTTTTATATTATAAAGCTCTTTTATAAAAGATTCCATTACAGCTTTTATATCATAAGTTCTTCTATCTATAGCTTCCTTATGATTTAATTGTTTAACATGAGCGTTATAATCCCTAATATCTGCAATAGATTTTAATTGAGCTACAGGTTCTACTGCATCCGGATGTTTTCTATACCATTCATTAAATTCTCTTGCTACTCTTTCAGCATAATCATCATAAACTTCTCCTACTCTTCTTTTAGGAATATCAAAAATAGGATTGAAATTAGGTATACTTAAAGTACTTGCTTTAAGTATATATTTGGTTTTTCTATCTAATCCTTCATAAGTAGCATCTTTCTTAATTCCTGGAACACCTATAAATCTTTTAAGTGAATTTTTTGAATCTGGTTTTGCTAAATAAGGAAATATATCTATTATAGCATCTGAAGGAATAAACCAAGATGGATTATATTCTATGATAACATTTCCAATAATAGTTTTAATAGTATTTAAAAACTTTAATTCAGCTTTTGTTAATTCACTATATTTAGTATTTTTCGCACTATCTTTATAAGATAATTTATAAAATACTTTTTCAGGAGTTTCTCCTATTTTTGTTATCCTTTTTATTTCATAATATCCATTATATTTTAGATAATTATTTATAACAACATCAGATTTACCTTCTATTTCTTTTAATAAAGAATCTACTTCTTCATCAGTTAATGGAGTTAATATTCCATCAGAATTTGCATTAAAATCTGAAATATAATCATCTGTTTCTTTTATAATACTATCTACAAGTCTTTCATCAATATATACAGCACCATAATATTTACTATTATATAAATCTCGTATGGAATCCTTTAATCTTTGAACTTGTTCATCTACAACATCCCTGTTGTAATCATTTATAAAAGTACCATAATCATTAACAAATTTACGAAAATATTTATTTCTTGCTTCATAAGTAGAAAGATTCAAATTTTCAGCTTCTTCTAATTCTTTTATGGCATCTTCTACTTTGTCTAATAGTTTATTAACTCTTTTATTATTTTCGTATTTAATTGTAGTATATTGTTTACCTATTATGTCAGTAAGTGTCACGCCTGTTACAAAAGGAGAATCTAATTTACTTTGCCAAAAAGTAATATCGGAATTTTTAAGAGCAAATACTTTAGCTACAATATCATTATATTCTTCACTCGTTATTTTAAGATTTTCTATATCAAAAGTAGAAGAATCAAAATCATCTTTTCGGGCAGCTTCTAATACTTTAGAAAAAGCTGTAGCATAATTAGGATTACGACTTTGAGTTACAACTAAATCTACTATAATCTCTTGAACTTTATCTAATACTCTACCTTGTAAACTAATAGATTTATTATATAATTCAGATAATCGTTCAATAGCTTTATTAGCTGTATCAAACTCTTCGTGGAATGATGCAACATCTTCTTCAGATTCAGAATTATAAATAGTATCTTTTATAGTTATAGGTTGAATATCTTTAAACTTATTAAGATAGTCAATTAAAACTCTAAGACTATTTACTTTAACTTTATAATCTTGCCATTTAGCATAATCATTTCTAATTGTATCTGTATTTACACTTTCGACTTCCATTAAAAGAAATCTTATGGAATCCATAACATTTTCCATTATAGGAATCATTCTTTCAAAAGCATAGAATACAGCATTTTGATTAGCATCGTTTATATCATTTTCTAACGAGCCATCGTAATCTTCTTTGTTTATATTATTATAAGCATCTAATATAGAAGCTGTATTAGGTACATTATTATTTTCTAAGAACTTTCTTAATTTATCAAGACTCTGATAATAATCAAGAGCAATTATACTGTTCTTTTTAGTACGAGTTTCAATACCTATATTAGAAGGTTTTTTTATGTTAATTGTTTTACTAAATAATTGTTTAGATTCTGAATAAGCTATATTACGTCGATTTACATCTACATAAGATTGAGATACAGCAAATCCAAAACCATCATTTAATATAGTATTTATAGAATTTATATTACCATTATTTTGATAGAGTTTATCTATAAATAGTTTCGTCCATATAGAACCGGTTTCTGTAGTAATTCCAGCATCTTCAAATCTATCACCTACTATAAGATAATTTCCTTCTTTTAATAACTTAGAAATTCTATTAGCTTCATCATAAGGATTTTTAGTAAAATCTACATGAACAAATTTACCATTCGCATCATATATTCTACTAACAACATTCGATTCATGTCCTATATAAATAAGATTATCATTTTTAGAAACTTCCTCTTTAATAGTTTCTATTAAAGATTTGTTACTTTTTTCAGTAATAGTATCTTCAAAAGTTATTCCTAAAGAATATAAAGGAGATTTCCTCTTAGGTACAACAGGAACATTTTCAGATACTTCTTCGGGTTCATAAGAAACTTCTTCTACATAATCATTAGGAACATCTATTATAACTCCTTCATCAGAATTATTCTCAAAATTAGCAGGAGTATTTTCATCAGTTTTGCTTTTGTATTCTGATTCTAATTTATCTAAAGTAATTAGAAAATCTTTTAATGTACTATATCTTTTAACAAATGTGTCAACATCTATTGTAGATATTATTCCATTTTCATCTTGAATAAGTATCCTATCAGATACATTATATTTATCTATAATACTATATTCAGAAAATTCATTAGGAAGAAGTCTGCTAACCGGATAATAATAATAAACTTCTTTAGAATTATCTACTGTATTATATAAAAATGAATCACTTCTTTTATAAATTGTTACATTACCATCTAAACGTTCTGTAAGATATTTTGCATTAGAACGAGTAGAAGCCATTACACGTTCTTTTGTTTCAAATATTATATCACGTTCTATACCATTAGAATCTGTAACTCTCATTTTACCAACATTGTATCCTTCAGAATTAACTAAAAGACCAAATGTTGCTTGATATATAGTATTATTGCTAATTCTACTTTGTTCTCTATAACTTGGTACAGTAGCATTTATGGAAGGATTTTGTCTACTTATATAATCAAGTGATTCTTCTATATTAAAAGTTTCACCGTTAAGTAATTTTGTTTCAGCTGTACGAAGAGCTTGTCCATAATCAGATATACCTATAGCTGGGTCTATTACACCAATTTGTGTTATACGTTTTTGATAACTTTCATTTACCAAATCTGAAGTAAGTATTTCTATAGGTATAAATTTAGATATATTAGCACCATAAGTGAAACCTTCTGTTATATAAGTATAAGCAATTAAATTTCTAATAGTGTGTGCTATATATGGTATATCACTTTGATACATAGTTAATATACCAGATGAAACATCATCTACAGAAAGTTTATTTGAATCATCTGTTACCACTCTTATTACAGAGTAACCATATCGTCTTATACTATCTCTTACTATTTGTAAATGATTAAATATATTAGAGAATCTAAAATCAACTTTATTAATATAAGATTTAAGAGATTTATCATTAAGTATTAAATTGATTTGTTCTTCTAATGTTAAACTAACCCATTTAGAAAATTTATCATTAGTTATAACATCTCCTAAATTGTTTTGTAATTCATTTATATATTTATTATGTTTAGCTCTTTCTTCATCAGATATTATACCTAATATTGTTTTAACTTGTTTTATAGGAATATTAGACATTATAGGTACAGTCTCATCTCCATAAGATTGTATATAATATTCTAATACTTTTCCTGTAACATAATTATTAGCTTTTCTATTATAAGATTTTCCATTTTGTTGTAAGAAAGTACGAACAGCTTTTCGCATAGCTAAAGAGCGTTGTGCAAAAACTTTATTAAAAGAATTAGCAAATAACCAATGTCCATACTGTTCTCTAACTTGAATTATACCATAAAGACTACTTTCATAATTAGGCTTTATAATACCATTAAATTTATAATTTTCATCTAAACCTGTAAATACAGAACTTATAATATCTTGTCCATTGACTGTAATATTACCAGTTGGTTGATAAGATATATTAAGAAGTTCTAACTTATTTTTTCTATCTTGCCATGTGATAAGATTATGGAAATCATTTAAAGCTGCGTAATAATCCGGTAATGTAATAAATTCTGTATCTATATAACCAATATTGGGATACTTTATTTTAAAATCTTCTGTAGGAAGAGATTTAAAATCTGTAAGTAAAACTTTATAATTATTCCAATATTCTTCTGTTTCAGATATAGAATCTATATAACTTAATGACTTTATATATGTATCTTTTAATATCTTAAAATATTTATCTCTATTTATATAAGAATCTGCAAGTTTTGACTCACGTTCATCTGCTGTATTAAAATCATTAACTGGAACATCTGTTTTTAATACAAAAGATAAATCGGTTATGCCATTAGCTATAGTCTCATATTCTTTAAACAAATATAAAACATCTAATTGGCCTAAATAATAATTTAAAGATTCATTATTTCTATTCTTAATAAATCTGACTAATTCTTCAGTAGTATGTAATCTATATTTATGACCGTTGTATTTAATCTTTTGTTCATATTTAGAATTAAGAATATCCGTATATTTTATTATAAGAGCATTACAAGCATCCAATATACTAAAATTAGGATTTGTAATTATAGCTCCACTTTTAAAATTTACTAACTCTACAATTGCAGGTTGCATTATAAAAGCAGAAGCATAACTAAATCTATTAGGTTTACCATTATATAATTCAGTAACACAACCTTGTGATAAAAGTCTAAATACACCAATAGTGTCAATATTTAAATTGAACATTAATTCAGACTTTAATACATCAAGAATAGCGGCTGTTACTTCGGTAAGCTGCATATTGATTCTTTCACCAGATAAATCAGTAAAAGTATTAGAAGCATTATTACCAACCCATACATCCTCTACTATAATATATCTCCCATCTTCTGTATAACTCCAATTTTTATCTCCTAATACAGAATCTAATACTTCTTTTGTAACATTAGCCGGTAAAGAATCTACAGATATTATTCGTCTAACAGGAGTATTAAGTTTAGCATGAAGATTACCTAATATAGCTATATTACCATCTGTATTAATAGAATATCCTTTTAATATAGTAGATGACATACTACTAATATTTAAGGATATTTTATCAGCTAAATTATGAGGATTTAATCCATTATTAGATTTACCCCATAAAGCATTATCTCTTGCAGAAACAGCTGATATATTTTCAAAACTATTAGGTTTATCAATATCAATTCTATGATTTTTATTAGATAATATAGATATTACCATATCTATAATTCTATTATCACGAGCTTGACGACTTAGAGTAACAGACTCACTTATATCTTTAAAATTATATCCTTTAGATTCTTTAAGTCCGTTATACTGTCTACGAATCTTTTCTTCTATATTATTAAATATAGCAAATATATTTATAACTTTACCATTATCATTTTTGATACTACCTTTAATAAAAGGTTCAAAGAAATCTTTAACAGTATAATAATCATTTATAGATATAACATTATCGCTATCTTTAGAAGTTATATCTATACTATTAATTAAAGATTCAATTCTATTAAATATTTTATTAGTAGTTTTAATATCACTTTCAATAGATAATAATAATTCATTAAACATACGTCGTTTATTCTGAATATAATTATTATCTATTCCTGGATTTAAAGCAACTCGTTCTTCTTGTGTTAAATTTCGTTGTTTAATAGATTTTAAATATTCTATAGCTTCTGTATATTCACGAGCTGTATTAATAAGATTTGTAAAATTAACTTTAACTCTTGATACAATAGAAGGTACAGATTCTTGAACATAAGTTTTTATACGTAGAATATTCTTATATTCTATGCTTTCTTTATTAGAGATATTTGTAAGAATGGCATCTAAAGTTGGAATGATAGAATCTAAAGAAACATCTGTATTACTATCATAAGAATAAAGTTTAATAAAATATTTAGTCAATATCTTAAAAGCTGGACTATTAAGTGAAGTATCTGTATCACTCTTAGTTACTTTTATAGTTTCAAGACTTTCTTTTAATATATCTTTTAAAGCATAATATTTAGATAGATTTTCATTAATTTCAGAAATCATTTTACTATCATATTTTGGAACAGTATATGATTCTCCATTGAAATTAATATGTTTAGCATAAGCATAAATAGTATCTATATCAAAGTCCCAACCTGTTCGTGTAATAAGACTTTGAGGAAATATAGCTTGAGTTGCACCAGTATTTAAAAAGCCTACTATTTCAAAAACTACAAGAGACATTAAACCTTCAGAAGGTATCCTACCTCCGAACATAGTTCTTGCTTCAATAGGTATGGCATCTATATCAACACTTAAAAATTCTTTATACACACCATCGCCCATATCAACTCTTCGTATAATAGGTATGGTATCAAAGAACTCTTTTAACCAAGGATTTGCTATAACTTCTGCCTTATATATTAATTCATCATTTTCATCATAACCATATTCAGCTCTTAATTCAAGACTTCTACCTTCTTTTTTACATCTATCTATAAAATCTCTTGAATAAGTTATAATACCTCTTTCGTATAAATCTTCAATAGCTTCATTATAACTATCTTTGTTAAGATATTGTTCACGAGAAATCAAACTATTAGATGCAGTGAATATATCAGCTCTTAAAGGAGCATGAAATCCAGGAAGTTTTCTATATATTACATCTTTAGTAAATTTAGAAGCTAATATCCTTTCAAATTTCCTATATGTAACAGGAAAAGATAAAGGCATTACAGGTTGTCCTACAGAATCTAATTCAAGAGCTTTTTTAACATTGATACTTGAATCATCATCTTGAACTATATCTTGAAAATATTTTGTAAGTTTTCTTATATCAAGTTGTATATTACCTACATTATCTGTACGAATATTACCTGTTTCATCTATAGCTCCTAATTCATATGCAACACTTATAGCATCTTCTTGAATAGTAGATGAAACAATTGTATTAAATTCTTTTGCAAATTCGTAAGGAGTATAAGATTTACCGTCTACAGTATAATGACTTGCTGAAAGAGTTCCTAATACATTTTTAAATAATCGAGAAGGAACAGTAACTTCAGCATCTATTATATCTGGTTTTACATCTTGTTGTATAACAAAATCAGAAGACTTCATATTAAGAAGACTTCTGGAATCTACAGCAGGAGCTACAAATCTACCTTGATTATCATGTATTTTAATAGGTGTTATACCAGATACTTTAACAGCGGATTTAGGAGATATTTGTTGTATATCATTATCTATCATATAATCATATATATCACCCATTGCTGTACCACGAGTTGTAGATTTAAATAGTACTATTGTAGAGTCCTTTATCTGAACAGTATCTACTTCATCTGCAAATATATCAGATAATACATTTCCAGAATCATCATAAACAGCTGTATCTTTGATAAGAAAATCACCTCTTCTTCTACGAGCTACACCAAACAGTTTTAATTGTTCTATTAGTTTATCATATAAAAGAGGATTAAACTTTTTAGTTTCATCTCTTAAATCAGTTACTATCTTCTTATATTCATCCCATCTACCTGTAGATTTTAATAAATCTTCAAATCTAACATCCGTCATGATAGACATTGAATCATTTATAGTAGCAGGTTTTTCATAAGATTTTTTAATAGCTAATTCAGTAGCATCTGTACTATCAACAAACATTTTGTCAATAATATTTGATGCAAACTCCATATCTTCTACAACAAGTATTTTTACAGGTCTACCTGTATCTATAGAATTAAGACCTGTTTTAACTATTTGTGTACCACGTTTATTATAATCTATAGTGGATTTATATTCACTAAGTTTACCATAAACAAGACCATCAAAAGAAGTACCATATACTGCGTTATTCAATATAATTTTTAGAATAGCGTTTTTATAAACTTCTTTTCCAATCTCTGTATTAATATCATAAACTTCTCGTTTTGAACGTTCATATAGAACTTCTTTCTGTTTAAACGAAGGCTCTTGTTTATGACGACGTTTATAATCTTCTATATAATCATTATATAATTTATCTATAGAATCATTTCTTGAATCTTCTATTAAAGATAATCTGGTATCTCCTAATTTAGTAGATACTCGACTAACTAATTCAGCTATATCTCCGAAATCAGATTCAATACTATTTTCAGCATATTGTATATATTTAGTTACAAAAGCAGGTATATAAGAAGATACATTATATTTAGAAGCAACCCCATTGACTACAGATTTAATTAGTTCTTTATATACATCTGCTTCAGAAACACCGTTTTCATTTGCTATATATTTTATAATATTTACAGAACCAGTTCCATCATTATATGTTAAATCTAAAAATTTAAAAGCTCTACCAGTAGGAATACCATCTTTATCAAAAATAGTTTTACCATTCCAATATTTAGTATTATGTATAGAAGTAGATAAATCTCTACCTTCATCAGTATTCAAATCAATACTAAATACACGTGAACCATAAAGTTCAAATATTCGTAAATTATTATCTACAATCTTACTTAAAGCTGTAAATATTTTAGATTTAATATTAATAACTCCGTTGACATATAAATCATTAGTATCTATATGTTTTACATTAATCATATAACTACGAGGACTATCAGAAGTTAAAAAGATATATTGTCCCATAAGATTAGCAACAACTTCTGTAAATTTATAAGTAGTAGATTGAATACTTTTATATTTATATCCTCTACTACTACTATCTTCAGAAATCTTTATACCATCAAATTTACTAATAACAAATTCTTCACCTTTAGCTAATCTATCTATAAAAGAATCATTTAATTTATAGCCATCTCCATCAACTCGTTTTGTACGTTCAAATATACCTATTCCCGTAGCATCATCATACCAAAGTAGATTATCAAATTTTAAAGTAGGGTCATTAAGATAATCTTTAAATCTATAATTAAGATAATCTTCACGAACTTTACCTCTTACAGCTATACCTCTAAATAAAGAAGTTAATAAATTTTCATATTGAGGACTATAATTAAGTTCTCCTCTAACATCTAAATAACTTAATTTACCAATAGAATCAAAATCTAAAGATGCAATATTAGCCAATCTATATAAAGCACCTCTATTATCTGTAGATGATTCATAATCTACATCTTTACTTTCTTTAAGAGTATCTATCTCTTTTAAAATATAATTTAAAGTATTAGCTACTTCCTGAAGAGCACCTTGTTTATCAGATTGAGAATTTATATAAGATAATAGAGCTCTATGACTAATATCTAATCCAATAATATTTATAGCATTTGTTATACTATCTAATGTTTTATCGACATTTAATACTCCGTTGTCGGTTATAACAGTGGCACGCTCTGACGCCTCATTAAAGCCACTATACAGCCCGAATTTTAAATTATTTTGAATGACCGATATAAATCTGTCATAGTAAACATTGGATGCAAAAGAAGCCCTATTTTGCGTCATTATGGAGGCAACAAAATCGGCGTCTAATGTAATAGCATTAACAGGTATAACAGCAAGACCTACACCACTTATATAAGCATTTACAAAGTTTTGAGAATCAACAACTCCTTCATCAGCTTTACGAAATTCATCTAATATTCTTTGGAAACCAATTATATTACTTTTATCAGTAAACTTTTCAGTATCACTAAATTGAAGAATTGCTCTCTCTAAACTTGCAACAATATCTCCACGAGTTTTATCATAAATATGAAGATTTATTAATCTACTCCATAAACTATTTATATCCATGGGAAGTGGAATATAAAGTTTATTAACAGTAGAATCTCCATGATTAACATCATTTAATATTTTAGCAAGTTTATTTTTAACAATAGCTGCTATAGTATTTTTTCTATTTATTTTATCTTGACTTGAAGCATCCCATACTTCTTCAACCCCATCTGTAGTAAAAGTACCTTCTATATCATAAAGAGTTAAATCTTTTCGAACATTACGATATTTAATTCCGTATTCATTAGATAAATAAGTAATAAATTCATTCCAAATTACAGAATCTACTTTAAGAACATCTTCAAAATAATCATTAACAAAATCCTCCCAAGTATTATCATCAGCTCGATAAGGAGCCATCTTTTCTAAAAGTCTATTAAGAATCAATTTCTTTAATGTAATTTGACTCTTAGTACGAAGATTAGGAATTTCTTCAATAAGTTCATTATATATTTGTCCGAGAACAGCATTACTATAATTTAAATCAGTTCTCGAAAAAGTTCCATTATATTTTATAGTAGGATTATATAAAGTTTCAACATCTACTTTTAAATAATCGAACATCTTTTGATATATCCTTTTAGCATCACTATTAGATATATTAGGATTATCAATTATATATTTAAGTATATATTCAAGTTTTACTTCACCTGTATCAGTATAAGTTGGAAAACCTTGATTTACTATATTCGCAGATTGAGAATACTTAAATATCAAAGTAGCTAAATCTCTAATAGATTTAGCTTTAATTCCCATAGAAAGTATATCTTCTATAGAAATAATATTACCAAGATTTAATACAGAAGTAAATACGTGAGAAGGTATATTACTTTCTCCAACAGTTGGAATGATACTACAATAATTCATAGCTTAACATATTTTTAAATTAGAACTATCAGTAAAAGAACTCTTAAAAGAATCAATAATATCAGTATCAGTATTTAAAGATAATAATTTATTTTGATTGTCAGAAGAATTTACAGAATTAGTCGGAAGAACAGCGGAACGCTCTCCCTCCCTTGTGGCCAATATAGAAGTATCACTTTTTGACTTTATAGCTTCATTCGTAGTTTCATCTATAATTTCATTCGTAGTTTCATCAGAAATTGCGAAATCCATTCGTGAAAACAATTCATCACCACTATTTCTAAATTCTTCATCCGATAGAGTTATAACATCAATGTCATCTATTGGCGCTTGTTTAATGGCCACAAGGGCGAGAGAGGTTTCCGAAGTTTGTTCGCTTGTAACATTTTCATCATTTTCAACTTCTACGGCATCAACAATAAACATAAAACATTCATCAAAAGCATTTTGTATTTGTTGAAGTACACTATTATTATTAACTTTTATACCAAATAGTTTAAGAAGACTATCAATAATTCTTTTCCAAATAGATTCAGTTGGTTTATTAATATCTTCTTTATAATATATATTATTTAAATAACCAGCTAAACTTGGATTAGATAATGTATAAGCTAAAAGTTCATGATATGCAATATCTTCATTTATAGTTCCATCTGTATTATAACACGTTGTTTTTAAAGATTCAGATATACTATCTCTAACAGAATCTTCTATGTCATATCGTAATACTTCTTCTTTACGTTCTACTAAATCTTTGACTATATCATTTAAAGCCTCTTTTACATCATCTGTTATAACACCATTTTCTGTATCTTTTTCAACTCTATGATGAATAATTTCATGAAATATACCACTACCAATATTTCGTTTAGTAGTATTAAATATTTTTGGATTAACTAATATAAAAGGAGTTGATGTATAACCGCTATAAGAAGCTCCCATCATATTATAATTTTTAGTTAATTCATCATCAGATGCATCAATATAACCTTGACTTCTTAATATACGAATATAATCTTCTGCATTATGTACTATAATTAAAGGAAATGGTTTACCAGAATCTACAGTTTCTACAATAAAATCTTTAATTATATTAAATACTTCATCTGTAGTATTTCTTTTAATAAATCCTATATTTATAAATGTATCTTTTGTTAAGCCATATCCATCATTCAATTTATCAATAAAATTATCTTCAGAATATACATTAGCCGAGGCAATATTTTCAACAATGTCTACAGTCTTATTTAATTCTTCTTCTTTTATAGTTTCTATAGGTTTAGTTTGTTCAATTTTTGCATTAGGATTATCAATCTTTACATAAATTCTCGGTAAATCATTAAAAAGATTATAATCAGTTACAACTTCATTTGTAACATTATCTCTAATAGGTATTATATTTGTAACTAATGCTTTTGTATCAAGATAAAAATCTTGTATAGAATCAAAAGTAGTTTTACCACTATATATACCTTTTTCTTTACCCCACTCCAAAATAGGAGATGTATAAGTTCCCTTAAATACTTTAGAATTATTATCTCCTTTTATTATATTATTTTTATCTATTTCATTATATGATTTTCCAAATGAAGCTCCTGTAGCTTTAGAAGTATATGTATATGAACCATTTGTTAATACAGTTTTTACATTACGAACCATATTACCAACTAACATATCTATAAGTCCACTTTTAATAAAAGCTTCTATATTATCATTATTAACATCAAATGTTATAGTTTTACTCTTATCTGATTTACTATAAGTAATAATATCTGATTTATTTAATTTACCATCTCTTTTAGCAAATCCATATTTAGATAATTCTGTATGAGTAAATATATCTTTTACAGCACCTTTTATACGATTTTCTTTACTATCATAAACTGTAAGTTTTATATTTTTTATTACAGACGGAGAATCTATATCGGTGTTATGTTCATAATTAATTCTAATAACAACACCATATGAATGTTCATCATCTTTATTAATAAGGAATTTAATATCCTTACTTACAAAACCTTCTTTTTTATTATCATAAAGTGTACTTGTATCAAACCAAGGAAACTTAGATTTTTCACCATTATTAACTATAATAGCTTCACTTATATCATCAATAAGATTTAAATATTTTTTATTATATTCTTTCTTAACTATATCTGAAACAATCACATTATCTTTAGATTGTCTTGTAGAAAGATTAGTTAGAAACCTATCTGTTATTATTTGTTTAATAGCATCTTTAATAAATTCTTTACTAACTTTGGAATATGCGCTATCAGAATTTACAGTAGTAAGTTTAATAGGAACATAACTAAAACCTGTATCAGTTCCATTTGATTTTATTTTTGCATAAAAATCAAATCCTCGATTTGGGTCATATATTGTACGTTTTGCAGCATCATCAGATACTATTTCATTTCGAGTAAGAGACGATACAATATATCTATTATTTGTTAATTGTCTTGAAATAATATCTACAGCAAGTTTTCCATTAACTTCTACATCCTTTTGAATAGAATCATTTATATTGTTTTTTATACGTCTATCGTTACTATAATTAATACGAGGTTTCCCTACATGTGTTATAACAAGTGGCGTATCAGGATTATCAATTATAGCTTTTCTAATAGTTTCCAATTGATTAAATCTTTCTCCTACACGACTATTAAATGTTTCATAACTATTTTTTAAATCATAATAATTATTATCAAGAGAATCAATAATATTCAATCTACCATAAAACATAGGTTGAATAACAGTAAATAAATCTTCATAATTTATTTCATCTGTATCTTCTCTTTCTGTATTATAATTAGAAAGTTGTATAAGAGCATTAACTATATTAGAATGTCCTCCTGCATTTTTACGTGTTCCTATTTTATCTAACTTACTTATAATATCTTTAAGTGTATTAATAGTAAGGCTATCTGTCGTAGTATTATTTGTCTTAGCATTTAAATAAGTTTTAAAATATTCACGTATTAAATCGTATGCAGTGGGACTTTTTGATACCGTTTGTAATAGGCTTATTAAGGTCGATTTTAAGCCATCTGACGTACCCAAAAAACTGTCATATATAAGTGTTCCACCGGAATTTTTAAGTTCTTTATATGCCTTTAAATTGCCGATTTTCAAGTGGTCGGATAATCCAATACTACCAATAGGTACAGTATTTCCGTTAATAGTAACAGTAAGAGTTACAATATTAGATTCAATATCATATTTAGCAGCTATAGGTGTACCATTTGTAATATTTTTATAAATATTTATTAATTCGGTAGGAGAATAAGTTTTATCTTCGATTTTTATTAAATGTTCTATTTTATTAGATTTAGAATCCATAGCAGATTTAAGAGAATCGAATATTATATTATTACTTAAAGGAACACCTTCATGTGTACCATATTCAATTCTTTCCAGAAAATGTGTTTTCTTAAAATCTTTAATATAAGCAGAAGTAATATTATCAAATTTATCAAGATATTTACTTTCGATAGAACGTATAGGAGGAACTATATTATTTACTATAGTATCTAATATATTAAAAAATTCTTTATAATTTTCTTTAGGAACATTCTCTTTTATTTCATCTTTTAGAGATTCTATAGAATCAATATCAGAAGCAGCTTTTAAAGCTCTCCATAAAGATTTATAAATATCATCTATTTTTTCAATACCTTCCGGAGTATTATATATAATAGATAAAATATCCGTATATGAAAGTTTTCTATTAGGATTAAAAGAATTAGATACTTTCCATTTAGATATAACATTTGCTAATGTAATATAAGCATTTAGTCTATCCGGAGTTACGTAATATCTATAATCGGTTTTAGATATATTTTCTTTATTATCTATATTTGAATCGGATGATTCACTAAAAGATATAAAATCTATTATAGCATTTAAAAAATCTTTATGTGTAGATTCTTCTGTATCTAATTCAGCCCTAATTTTGTCTAATTCTGTTTTCCTAACTTCTTCTTGTTTATTATAATCTTTTAATAATTGTTCTTTAAAAGTATTAAATTTATTTGCTAACTCATCATTTAAATCACTAAAATCTTGAAGAGTATATTGAGTATAAAATTTATTAGTTAACAGACTTTCAAACTCATCAAAATATGTTTGTAATGTATTAATAAATTCATTAATATCTACATTGTATTTAAACTTAAATCTATCATTAGCAAAATCAATAGAAACATTACGTTCTATATACTTAGCTAAATCATCTATAAATTTATCTAAATATTCACTATTAAATTGATTATTTATTTCAGCAGATTTAGCAGAAAGATTTATATAAAATCTATCATATAAATAATCTTTTATTAAAAGTATTTCTCCGTCATATACTGACTGAGCATATATAGAATTTAATTCATTATAAACTTTATTATATAATTCCTGATTATTTTCATTAACTTTATCCTTTGCGTATTTAGTTAAATTGTTAATAATTCCTTCTATAGTTCTACCTCTTAGACTTATAATATCTATATTAGAAACTTTAAAAGTAAAAGCCTTTTTAAATTTAGTATCTTTTAATGTTTTATCTAAATCAATTAATGTATCATAAAAATCATTTTCAAAACGACTTTTTGTAAATTTATCTATTACACTATAAATTGTCTTTGAATATCCACTACTATCACGAGATGATAACATATTAAATACTACAGCTAAAATATCACCTTCTGGTGTAGTAACTTTTATAGTTCCATTATCATCTTTTATATTAATTATTTCTACATCTTTCCCTCGTATATTATAAGTTTTATTTAAATCATATTTCTTACCTTTTATTATAAAACTTCTAATCTTATTTGAATCATCTATAGTTAAAGTTATATATTCACCTTCATTTAAAACTGTTTTTATAGATGTAGGACGATTATTAAATTCATCTTCTTCTTTAATTTCAGATTCTGTATTTTTCTTATCTTCTTCAATCTTATATTCTTTACGTTCTAATTCTTTAGTTTCAATATCAATTATAGATTCTACAGCTGTTTTAAGATTATTAGCAAATTCTTCTTTATGGTCTTGTATATTTCCATAATTAGAAAGTTGTTTAAATATATTATCTCGTAGCTTAGTTAAATCCTCTAAAGTAATATTTTTAACTCTCGGAATTGAATCATAATCTTTTCTTATTTCTTCATAACGTTTAATTATATCACCTCTTGATTCTTTATATTTATCTATTTGAGCATCTATCATATCTATTGTAGATTTAGCTCTTTCGATAGCTTTTGTATTAAATTCTTTTCTTTTTAATTGAGACTCTATTTCACCATTTAAATATGCAATAGAAGTTTCAATTCCAGATAATGCTTGTTCTTTAATATATAAATTATCTCGATGTTTATTATTATCTCTAATTTTACTTTTACGAGAATTTCTAAAAGAATTTAATTCAGCTTTATAACCGTCTCTTTCAATTTCATCTGAACTATTTAATATAAGACTATTCAATCTATCTAATTCGCGTTTGATGTTATCATTACGAGTATCATTAGATTTTATAGTTCTTTTAAGATTAGTTATACTTGCTTCTAACGTTTCTTTTTCTGATTTTAAATCACTAAGTTTCTTAGTAATATCATCACTATTAACAAACTTATCTATTGCATTAGAATTTGCTTCATTAAATTTAATAGAATTTAAAAGAGATTCTTTCTTAGAATTTAATTCATATAATCTACTATCTAATTCTTTAAGTTCATTATCTCTTTTTATATCTAAATCATCATTTAGAGTTTTAATTCTTTGTATCTCTGTTTCTATCTCATTAAATTTACGAGTATAATAATTATGTAAATACTCTAAACCTGCCATTTCATTTTGAATATAATCATCAGCTTTGCTATTATAAGTTATACCAGCATTTCTAACATATATATCTTTAGCTATTTTAAATTCTTCTCGAAGAGTATTTATAAGTTCTGTTTTATCAGAACCGTAAACAGCAGTTAATTCTTCAGAAGTCATAGTTCCAAGTTCATCTAATAGTCTTTCTCCATAAACTATTGCGTTGGCAGCTCCTAAAGTATTAAATAAAGGAGCTAATATAGTTATTGCAGGGTCTTCTTCTAAACTGGTTCTTATACTTAAATCTCCATCAAATGTAGCTATAGTATTTATAGTATCTTGTAAACTATTCATTATACCTTCATATAATTTTTTATTATAATCTTTATATGAATCTGGCATACGAATTTTATTTAATATACCTTTTCCAGCATACATTACGGCACCTCCTGCCATACCCCATAAAAAACTATCCCAATTTCGAGCATCACTAACTTGCGAATAAAGTCTTTTCGCAAATGTCATATCATTTAATGGGTCATAAATATCAAGATATTTTTTAGCTTCTAATTCACCTTCTTTTAAAGCTATATCTGTACGCATTTCTTCAAGACCTTCTGAAATAGAAGTTTTAAAGAAATCATAACTTTTTCCTAAAGCTGCACGAAATATAGTCTTTTTGGATAAATCGACAACTTCTTCTGAAATACCTGTAAACTTAGTTCCTTGACGTGATATATCAGGAATATGTTTATTAATAGTTTTATCTACTTCAGATATAGTTTTTGAAAATCTATTTGTACCTTTTAATATACTATTTAATTCTATAGCATTAAAAAGTATTCCATAAGCCCAAGCATCTTTATAAGCAGTAGAAGCATAAATACTTGCAAATTCACGAGCTTCTTCATCTGAATATCCAAGATTTTTAGCATATTGAAATTGATTATCATAGTCATATACTATTTCTTGCATAATATCCAAATGTGCACCATAAAGAGTACCTATTGTAGCTTGTACTTTATTATTAGTTATTGTACGACCTAATGTGTTAATTCCTCTACCTATTTTAGAAACATTTCCAACCTTTGATAATGACTTACCTATATAATTTAATGCTCTCATTTGTCCCATAATAGGAATCATAGATGCGGCAGCACTACCTATAGTAGGAAAATTAGCAGCCCACCAAGTTTTATCTCCCATACCTCCAGCAAGACCACCGCGTTGAGCACGTTCAGTTAAATATATAGGAGCTATTTCTCTACTTCCCTCACTTATAGACTTACCAAAATCTTGAATAGCACCACTAACACCTTTATTCATTATAGTAGTCCAATCCGGTTGATAATTTGTATCTACAATATCTTTGATAAATTCTATACCAACTTTATTAAAATTAAATAAAGCTCCTACTCCAGATATAATATCCCCTATTATAGTACCTCCTAATTGAATAAGAGAATTACCTATTAAATGACCTGTACTTTGATAACGTGCTCTTTCTTCATTAAGAATATTTAAAGGAAGATTTGTATCAACATTATTCATCATTTTTTGATAAGAAGATATATCAAAATTTCGAGGAGATGCTGACATAAATCCTTGCATAAAAGATTGACCTCCCGTTGGATTACTTATTTTAACAGGAGTTCCGATAACTGTCGAAGGTTTATCTTCAACAGTTACCGGATTTAAACTTACAGGAGTTCCTATTTTAGTTCCCATAATTTATATTCATTTGATAACCGATACTTAACAAATAATCACTTAATTCTGCAAAAGCATCATTTATATTTTTAACTGGCATACCTTTTCGAGAAAGAGTATAAAAATTATGATTTAATCTTTCATCCCCCCAATCAAGCATACTTGCATCTACCCAATTTCCTTTACCATCTGGTTGAACCATTACAACCTTATATCCATATTCACCTCTACCAAGAGATTCTTTACTTATTTCAAAATAAGCATTTCCGATATTTTGTTGAGTAGCTGGTATTATTAAATTGGACTGAACATATAACTTTTCTCCATCACCATTTATTCCAGTTCCAACTTCTAATTGTTGAGCACGAGCTTGTAAATTTAAAGTTGAACCAGCTGTTGTAGTATTTTTCACACCAGTAACAGGAGTAAAGGAAAACATATGTGATGCAGCTTGACTTACAATTTTTCCTCTACTTTCTGATAATACATTTTCTCCAGATATATTGTTATCATATATTTGAGAAGTTCGTATATTATTGTAATCAGATTGTATCATATTTAATAGAGCTTCTTTACTAATATCTCGTGATATAGTAAAACTACCAAGAGGTGCACCATTAACGTCTAAAGCTGTACATAATATTTTTTGTTTAGCCCGTCCTGTTTCAGCAAAATCATTATTATCATAAACCACATTATAACGAATACTATAAGTTTTATCAGGAAGTCCTGTTGCTTTAGCATCTATACCAACATCTTTTATATTTGGTATAGTACCAGATTTACTTGTAGGGGCTTGTGTTGTAAGAAGTCTTACAAGTTCTGGAGCATTAGCTAAACTAAGACCTATATTTTTATTAAATTTTTTAGTTCCTTGTACACTTTCTAATACCCAAGAGTCTGAATTAGTACCAATAGCATCTATAGCATTGTTTAAATATTGTAAAGAAACACCAGCTGGATTAAATATAACAACACCTTTTGTTGTATAATTTAAATCCTCTCCTGTTTTCTTTTTATGTATCTTAGCTGCTTGTTCAGTAAGAGACTGCTGTAATTTATTAAATTCATCTTCTGTTAATATACGAGATTTTCTATCTGTAATATCTTTGGATATATAAGGAATTTCATTACCAGGATATATATAATTTACAGGAGCTTGTCCAGCATAAGGAAAATCATTCATATATTCCTTATAATCCTCATAATTTGTAATATTATTATCTACTATAAATTGTGAAGTATAATCTAAATCGACTTTATCATCTTTTAATATATTATAAACATTACTAAGTTCTATATCATAACCAGCTATTTCTCCTCTAATTTGTTCTTCGATTTGATTATTCCTATGTAAACGTTGAAAAGCTTCACGTTCTTTATCATTAAGATTTATATTTGGATTATTGAGAATTTCAGATAAATCTAATTTATTAATTGCTGAAGCATCTCCAGGCTCAATACCATACATAGTATTTAAAACACTATACATATTTTCTGTTATAGGTATTGAACGACTATCATTTACAACTTGCGCTAAAATCTCTCCTAATTCAGTTTTTCGAGCTTGAATACTTTTTGTACTACCGACATTTACAGGAGTATCAGGAAGAGTAGATGCTGTAGTAAATCCCTCTGTAGTATATTTGGTTTCTAATTCTTTTTTATGTTTATAAGCTGTTGTATAAACGGAATTATTACTAATTAAATCATAAACTACTTTAGTTCTTGTAAAGGACATTAAATCTGCTAATGAATCAGCGTTAGCATGAATTTCAGATTGTATTGCATTCTGTGTTCTTAAATTCAAATACCAATTTTCTTTATAGGCTTCTATATTAGGATTATCAAGAGATATATTATTATTTTTTAAATAATTATTAAATTCATTATCTATATAATTATTAAAAGCAACATCTAAAAATTCATATAACGAATCTATATCGACATTATCAGAAGAAGCTACTCCTGTAGATAAATACGATACCATATCAAAACCTAATGCAGCACTAATTCCTGTAAGTTTTTTAATGGTATCTTCTGTCATATTAGGATTCAGAGTAAAAGTACCATTATCATTAAGTTGTCCTAAATCAGATAATGATATTCCTGTCCCAACTAAAGCATTAATAGCATAACTTTGATTAAATACATCTTTTAATAATTCTGGAGTTAAATCCCTTAAAGTACCACCTCGTGGATTATTACTATCCGGTATAAAGCGTTCTTTAAATAAAGCATTTTGTTCAATAGTAGTTTTATAATCTATATATTCTTGATTATTATATAGACGTTGAGAAACATAATTATATAAATCATCATAAGATACAGACTCTGTAGATTTAGTAGTTTGTAAAAAATTACTAACAAAAGTTTCCCCATCTACATTTAAAACATTTGCTAAACCTTTTATAACTGCATCTTCAGCACTTATATTTGTTATAGTTTCACTATTAGCTTTAGCTTTACTTATTATATCTGCTATTTTATCAAGCTGCTCATTAATATCATAAGGTGTACCATAAGATACAGCGTTGAAAGCTCCTTCAACAACTTTTCCATTTTCTTCTCTAACAGCTGTGGAATAATAATCAGAACGAGCTAAGAAAATATCTTGCTGTTGTTGAGACCAACCACTATCTTTAAGAGATTGTATATACGCTTGTCTCTGTTGATATTTAGAATTTATTAAAGCTAATCCCTCATCTGTAATTATATTTTCTACTGTATTATAAATATAATCACTTGCTTGATGCCAATTGTCACTTTCTCTGAAGGCGTTTGCACCATCCGTTATAGCATTCTTTTTCTCATTTAATAAAGCCTCATCATCTTTATTAGCGTGCATTTGAGAAAGTGGATTAACTATATTATTAATATAAGCCTGTCGATTGTCGTAATACATCTTATTGAGTTGCTGTCCTACAGATGCGTAAATTTGGCTTATATCGGCCATTTTAGGCGTGTTTATTTGACCGAAATTATATTGACCTGTTCTTATCTTTACCATAATTTTAAATCGAAATTTGATACCTTAAAATTGCAAATAAGGGTATATCGAAAATACACCCTTATCGTAGTTTAATTATCAATAGAAAAATTAATTCCATAAAGTCTATTCATAATACCATTCATCTGTCGACCAACACCTTTCGGTAAACCTAAAGAAGTCAAAGCCATATTACCAAGTTGTATCTTCCAATTTGCATAATCTTGAATACCATTAGAAATACCTTGCATCATCTGTTGTCTGTTAGCAGCACGTTTACTATTTATATCAACAAGTTTATTATATTCATTTACCGCATTTTCATAATCTATTTGATTATTAATTCTTTCAGTATTGCTTCTCGCTTCTACATTCCTATCATACATTTGTGCTAATACTCTATTTCTATCAGCATATACTTGATTTTTTAATCGAGAAGCATTCGCAGATAATTCACCGATAGCTGCACGAGCTATTTGAGGATTGCTACTATTAGCTGTTATATATCTTTTTGCAGAACTAATTTGAGAATCTATTTCTTGAAGTTGTGAATTAACATTATAATTAGTACTGTATATAGGAGTATTGACTCTATTTTGACGAGGAAGTGGTATTTTAGATTCATAATTTATTGCATTGGCTGTTGACAAAGAGTTCATTAAATTTGTTAGAAGTCCAAATCCAGCCATCCAACCACCCATATCTCGTCTACATCTTCCTCCATATTTAGCAGCTATATTTTCATTATTTCTATATCCTTTAACTGTAGCATGTATTTCTTGTTTATTATACAGATTTTGTATTTTATTATCTACTTCTGCTATTTTACCGCTAACTATATTCAAAGTTCGAACCATTTTTTCTGTATTTCTTACTTTAGTACCAAGTGTAAGTCTATTTAACTTATTTTTAGGAATTTCATTTAATGATTCTTCTATAGTACCTGCTATGGCTGTAGTAGCATTTTCTAATTTACCCTTTTGGTCAGTAAGTTTCTTAGCAACATCAGCATAAGTTTTCTTACTATTTGGAAGTTTTAATGTATCTGAAAATACATTAGCTCCTAAATTATCATAAGTGATAACTTCTCCGGCTTTAAGATTTCCATTATTATCACCTCCTCCCTCAACTTCGTAATTACCAAGAGGTATCCCTGTTGTACCTGTTAGTTGATTAAATTGTTCATGTGTTGCACCATAAGCAACATCACTATTTGAAGAATTTGGAATTAAACCACCTCTCGCCATTCTATATCTAATAGGAAACCTACCTCCATATTTAGCATAATATCCAGTACCTTCTGAATAATCATTTAAAGACCTATTTTGTAGATTTGTATAATCAGCTTCAATTTTATCATTCATAGCCGCTATAGTCTGTTGTCTTTCAGTTTCTTTAGCTTTAGCTAATTCTTCTTTTCTTTTACGATTACCAAATAATCCTCCAACAAGTCCTCCTATTGCACCAAGTACTCCACCTATCGCAGTTCCTATTCCGGGAAGTATCATAGTACCTATTGCAGCACCGCTTCCTAATCCTCCTAATGTATTATTTCTAAGATTATCACCACCACCTATTTCTTCATTAGATATATCTTTATAAGTATATTCATTTCCATAAGTAGCAGTACCTCCCAAAGCTCTACTTCTTCGTCTTGCTGCACCACCTATATTTTTAGCAAAATTTGCTCGTTTTATCATCGTTGTTGAATAATCATCTTTATTAGCTAATATATGTCGAGCATATTCTTGAACTCCCATACCAGCTTTTTTGGCAGAAGCGGTAAACTTACCTCTATTTTCTTTTTTAATTTCTATTGCCATATCTTATAAATGTTAATTATTCCTATTATCAACAATCCACTGTGCATCAGCTTCTTGTAATTCATATTCATAATTATTACTTGTATTATTGAAAGTCATTATAACATATACAAATTGACTAACTATTTCGTTTCTATTATACCATTTAAGATTAGTATGTAACGCATTATCTTTTATAGAAATTTCATTAGCTAAAAAATTAGGAGTTTTTGCATAATCTTTTATATCATTGAATCTCCATATATTTATCTTATTAACACCAGTATTTCCATTATACCATTCTTTATTAAATTTTACGACTTTTATATCAGAACATTGTGTATCATTATGAACAAATATATTATCAATAGTTTTATCCCAAAGAGTAACTTTTAATTTACTATTATCATCTATATAAGTAACTCTATCTTTCCATAATATATTTTGAAGCTCTTTATTTATAATAGGATTTTCATTAAATAATATCTTAATTGTTGAAGGATAATATTTATCATTAAAATATCCTTTTATATTCTCATCTACTTTATAAATACTATTAATAATTTTACTATCATCAAATATCCATATTGTTCCGAGTCGATTTGTCAATCCGTACAAAGGAATATAATCATGAAATGAAATCCATTTTTTAACATTATTATTAAAAGATATTGTAAACTTATTATTATCCTTATTATTTACAAATGTTAAAACATTAGTATCTTCATTATAATTAAAGTATCGACCATTATGAATAAAAGGATTATTTATATAATCATTTGATTTATTTTTATAAAACCATTCTTTAGTATTAATATTACTAATTTCTGAAACAGAATCTCCAAATATATTAAATAGTTTACCCTTATCGTTATCATAAACAAAATATCCAGCTACGTTTATAGCTGTATCGAAACTATTTATACATCCAATATATCCACTCGGAGAATATAATATTTCATAAGGTTCAATATTAAATATATCTGTACTACCTAAATAAGAAGTTCCATCTCCAGTAACACTAAGAGTATCTCTAAGTTTTGCTAATCTAAGTCCATAACGTTGTTGAATATAAAGATTTTTATTATCTGTTTTAAGACTAACTATACCTTCTCTATTATTAGGTAAATCATTATATTCATTAGCATTATAATATCTCCAACTTAGAATTTCACTTTCAGGATTTAATATATCACTTCTTATAATACGAGATGGATATTCAAATATACCCGGTATTTCATCCCAATATACGTAATCTTGAATACCATTTTCATTAAATATTAAAGAATATCCTTTTCCAATACTTGTATTTATAGCATTATCAACTTCATAACTAAGACCATATAAAGGATATAAATCTTTAATATCTGTAGCATAATGTAATTTATATGCTTTATCAACAGTTGTTATATCATATCTCGCTCTTATATTAAATTTACTTTCAATAGGTACTGTAAATATCCACCTCCAAACATGTGCGTTACTTTGTTCTTCAGAAGTACCACCTATTTTAAATCCAGTTCCTGGAGTAGTAGCTCTAAGAGTTAAATATGATATTCTTGTATCACCGTAACAAATAGCATTAACATTTTTATTTATAGGATATATTGAACTCGCTATTTGTAGAGTTTGATTATATTCATCTACATATAAATTATCAGTAGTATTTGCTAACAATATAAGTGCGAATTTATTAGTACCAGTAAGCCAATTACTACCTTCAACAGCATTATTATGTACAACTCTATAATATGAATCACCAGCTATATTATCTACTTGACTATTATTTGCAGCTATATATTTTAATTTATCTTGTCGAGTATCACCTATAATTCCAGTAGTATATAAATCATTAAGATTTAAATTCATACTTGAAGTAGCTACTTCAGTATCTGTAACACATTTATATTCATCTGGTAAGTTATTACCATCATGACTTATATGTGTATCATCTATTTGAGCATAAGTAAGAATATTAGCAGATATAGATTCTTTATTATTAAATAGAAATTCAAAAGGATATATTCTTACTTTAGTTTCGGAATCAAATTGTCCACTATATTTTTGACCATTTGAAAATATATTAATATCAGTATCTCGTAAAGCAATAGCCTGACTTAATATCCTACTGTTATTAAAATTATGTTCAACATTAAATACACAAAAACTTTTAACTGTATTGGGTATAGTAGATATAATATTAGTAGGAAAACTTACACTCAATCTATATACAACATCTCTATCTGAATAAGGTATAAGATGATTTGTATTAAAATTTGTAGTAGCATCTCCTTCTTTATATGGGCATTTATATATATTAATTAAAGAACCTTTATAATCGAAAAATCCTATATAAATGGAATAAACTTCATAACCCATATAATAAGGAGTATTATAATCTTCTACATCAGTACTTGTAGTAGACTTATCTAACTCGCTTTGTTTATTATAACTTATTAAATCTACTTTTGCATTATTTGCTGCATTTTTTAATATATTATCTAATGATGAATAATCTATAGTTTTTACATTACCTCTTAAAAGTCTATTATTAAAATTAACATGACAAGTATCTTTTATATATCCTATTTTATTGACAAATATATCTTCTAAAGATATAGAAGTATTATTTTCTAAATTACTAATAATATAAGTATTATTTCCTTCTAATTTTATATTATCTGTTTCATAAGCTAATTGACTTTCTTCATCAATATATACAATAGCTAATTTATAATATTTATATTTAATTTCTACATTTGCAAATTTTACTTCTATTGATTTAGTAACATAATCTCCTACTTTTACACTATCTAAATAATTACCAGATATAATAATACTTCTGTGTAATATACTATAATTTGTATAAGTTCCGTCTTCAAGACAATATTTAATAGCTACTTGATAAGCTCCAGCTTTTAAACTTCCACTATTTAATACTCTAAAATTTAAAGTAGGATATGTTACATCTGGAATTATATTTAATAAAGAAACTTCGGACGTATTTAATTGAACATGTATTTCTGAAGATTCAACACGAGAAGTAGGATTATTTATATTAATAATTCTTGTCTCATTAGCTTCCTCTGAAATACCTTCTGTAAATGTAATAATTAATTCATTTTTATAATTATATGTATAGTCACCTGTTATAGGTCTATTTTCATCGAAATTTAAATTGTAAGCATATATACTCTTTTTTAATACAACTTCATCATTTGTTACTTCATAATAATTTATATAACCTAAAGTATTACGTTTAATAAAAGCTACAAATCCTATATTAGTAGTTATAATACCACATAGAATATCTGTTGTATTACTATATATATTACCTATTGGTTTAAAACCAGCTTCGTTAATATACGATTGTAGAGAAGAATGAACTGAAATATTTTTAGCAAATCTAAGAGACTTATTTTCAGAGATAAGAGGTGCTGAATCTAAGTTTAAACCTTTTATTTCCATAACATTGTCGTATTAATATTAGCTAATATTTCTCTTCTATCTTTAGTAAATTTATTACAAGAAGTTCTAACTTTAAATCTAATTTGTTCAAGATAAAGAGCTGGATTAGTAAAAGGATTATTATCTTTAAGATTTTGTATAGGATGAACATAACCTCGATTAAGCATCATTTTTAAAACATATAATTTGATAGCTAATTTAAGAAGTTCATCATTATATATAAGAGGAAATGTCATATTAGTTTCACTATCATATTCATAAGGTATCGACCTATATCTAACAACAATTTCTCCATGATTAACATTAGTATGTATCCAATTATTAGAAATCCAATATTCTATTATTTCATCAGACTTAGGATTATCATATTTATTAATAGGAGATGTAATAACATCTGTAATTTCATGTTTATTAAAATCACCTTTAGGCGATAAAGCCGGAATATGATTTATTGTTTTATTAGAATCTCTATCAAACAAACTAAATTTTAATACAGCTTCTTTATTATTTATTATAACAGAATCAACTCCCCGACAATAATCAGGAAGTTGAAACATATTATTTATAATATCACCTTTAATTTCATTATCGACATACGCTTGATGTATTTTTAAATACCCTAAAGCATTAGCACACCATATTGGGAATCTCTGAATAAAATCAGAAGATTGTATATTATAATCATTATAAAGTTCTGCAATAAGAACTTTACTACTTATATAGATAGCTGAATCATTCATATTTCATCAATTTTTTAATATGTTCGGGATAATATATATTAATAGCCGATAGACGTTCTGTTATACCAATTCGTTTATCACTAAATATCTCTTCTATATTATTATATTTAAGTGCAGTTATAGAATAATTATTATTCTGTGCAAATACAAATTTATAATACCATTTATGAACTATTTTAGAATTACGTCGTTCCCAGTGAAGCCATGTATTACAATATGTATTATCATAAAAAAGAACATATTGCATACCATGTGGATTATCTTTCGACATAACTTCGTAACCTGCATCTTCAAGTTCTTTTTTAAGTTTTAATGAAGATTTCCAATCAATAGTTTTAGAAGTATTTCCTCTTGGATTTCTAAAAACATCTAATTTAAGACATCCTAAACCATTTCCTATACTAAATGAATTGCCTTTTAATATAAAAGATGCTACCTCTGAATTATATTCTCTTTGAAGATTAACATAAACTTGACGTGGTATTTGTCTAATTATATTATATGTTTTAATCTTTCTATTAAGAAAATGTATCTTATAATGATTGATATTATTAAAACTTTTTATAAAAGACATTTTCAAAAGATTAGAATTATATTGTTTCCTATCATATTTTATAGTACCAAAATAATCTGGATTATAAATAGGAGATATATCTATTCCAATACTATTATAAAAATCTTTATTTTTATCTATTATATTAATCAATTCTATACGTTTTGCGTAAGCTAAGTGTAAATGTCTAATATACCTATCCAATTTAAGAGTAGCTTCATAAATAAAATCATTATAAAAATAATCAGTTTGAGAACCTTTTAGTTTATTTTGAGCTTTGGGTTTTGAATTAATTAGAAGCATAGTATTAAATATAATATTAAATATAATTGGATATATAGTATGTTATATAGTTTGAAATACAGTTTAATGGCCACAAGGGCGAGAGGTGTTCCGAAATTCGTTAATCCCTCTTTTTACAATCAATTTATATATCTTTTTAATTAGCATTTTGCTTATAAATTACATCTTCTTTTAATTTAATATCATTATCACGAGATATTATATTAAATTCTACTTTTAATAATTCAAATATTGCTGTCTCTATCATATCACTTGGAAATGGAAGTTCTATATCTTGTCCATCATTATCTTCAAACATAGTTAATATTTCTTCAGGATTCTCCCATACAGCTTTAATCATAATTTCATTAATAGAACGTCTATCATCAATAAGAGTATTTTTATTATCAGGTTTATATAATAATATTCTACCATTTTCTATAACATAACATATAGTTTCATTAGGAGGGAATAAACTATTTTGAAATACAAGTTCTGTAGGATTATTTATATATTTGTATGCCTCTCCATTAACACTTCCTACATAAAGATATGGTGAATCATTAAAAATACGAATAGGAACCGGTAATTTATTTACTGTTCCTATTAATTTTTTTTTATTAAGTATTCTATATTTAGAAGGTCTTATTGTGTCATAATCTAATTCATCTATAGAAGCTATAAAACTTAAAGTAAGTATTTCATCTATTCCGTGTCTTTCAGAAGATTGTCTAATATATTTAGCAAATATATTTTTAAACATATCTTTTACTCTTTCTCGTAATTCATGATTGTCTGGTTGTCCAATCATATTAACTATTCGAGAAGAAAGTTGATTAAGAGTTGCCATAATTTGTTTATTAATTTGTTACTTACCCATATTAAGAATATTCGCTATATCATTTTGATACTTCCATATAAATCTTTCATCAGTTTCATTTAATGTAACATTTTGAATATATTCTAAAGAAACAAAACCGATAGGTGTTTTCTTAATAGGGTCTTTAATTAAATAACTATAAGCGGAATTAATATTTCTATTATTTAATTCATCACGATACATCTTATCATGAAAAGTATAATCTTTAGTAGAAGTTATACAATGTCTATTAGCTACAATTAAATTATGAAATAAATAAGGAAAATTATTAACTAATTTATCTTTATATATAGCTTTATAAGAATTTAAATTGGGAGAATAATCCTCACCTACTACACTATATTTATCCATAGATATTCCATTTATAAAGTTACCGCCATTATGGAAATAAGCTATATAAACTCCGTCACATTTTAAAGCATTTCTTATATTAAAACAAATCTTATCTAATTCTATATAATATAAACTCTTATCTAATTTAGATATTCTACTACGTTTACTTTTATGTTCTTTACTAAGATATGTATTAGCTAACATAAAACAACCTGTAATAATAGCTACTATAATAACATCACTTATCACCATTCTTATTATATTTAGAAGTTTTGTTTTTTACACCTTTAATAATATACTTAACAATATAATCATAAAATACAATACTTAATAAAGCGGAAGTAACAATAGCTTCTAAATCTTTATCGAATATAATAACAGCTATAATACTTGTAATAATAGAAATTATAATAGTTATTATCTTTTTATAAACAGTTTTTAGATAATCTTTATGTTTAACATTTTTTATATAATATTCTATATTATTTATAATAATATAAATTATAAGATTATTAGAAATAATATAGAAAGGAGAAATAAAAGTTTCTATTGTATCCATAAATCCGATAGAATAATTAGGTGTTGGTATAAATATACGATTATTATTTAATTAGCCAAAGAAATAATTTATAAAGAAGTGGAGGACTATTAAATCCTCCACTTCGATAATCAATTTAATTAGCGGCTTGTACTTCTCCAACGCTACCTACAATTTCCCATGCTCGAAAAGTTCTAATTATAATAGCAGCTGCCATACTGGATGTAGAACTAATTTTAACGGATAATAAACGTTGGGTTCTATCAACAGTACCCAATCCATTTAATGTAAGTCCCGGATTTGCTAAAGCATTTCGGGTTTCTTGTATTATAACAATTGTTCCTAAAGGTGCTGTCAAATCACTAAAATCCCAAGTTCCGATGTACGAAGAACCACTTACAGGAATATATACTGCAATACCCGGAGTAGAATTATCTGTAAATGATTTTAAAACAGTAGCTAATTGATTATTATTATTAAAAGTAGTAATAATTCCGTTATTACTAACGTTTGCATCAATCTTAACACTACCGTTACTCTGAGAAGTTAAAGAAATATTATCACCTGCTACTAAAGTAGATTGTGAGCTATCTATTAAATCTATAAAATTAGATTCTGTTGGTAAATCTCCTGTATTAAAATAAGTCTTTAATACTGTCTTAGTTACTTGTGCCATAATTATTTTAATTTTTCACCTATTATTACTTGATGTACAAAATCTTGTGTACTACCACTTGAATTACGATGAACAACTAATAAGACTACACAAAGAAAATCATTACTTGAAGATTGATATATTGTATCATCTATATTAATTGCACATTGACTATTTGTTTTACCACTATTTACAAGAAGTACAATAGAGCCGTCGGGAAGATTTTGATAATGAATTGTACTTTGTAATGCAATAGTTTGGTCAATAGCCGATTGTATAAAAAATGGAACTCCATCACCATCATAAATAGGAGAAGGGCTATTAATAAGCCATTGATTAATAAATTTAGGAATTACAGGTTCTGGTTCCGGGATTTCTGCACTAATTTCTACTGAACCATCATTTCTATTACTTAATTTAATATTTCCATTAGCCACTAATGTAGCTTGTACGCTATCTATTAAATCAGAAAAATCAGATTCTGTTGGAATAGCTTGAGAAACAAACATTTTTTTTAAATCGCTTTTATTTTTTTGTGACATATCAAATTCATTTTATCTTATTATAAAATTTGTACCTATTTTTAGCCTACCTATTCCTGTAAAAGGTTGATTAATTGTAATAGTACGAGTTATAGTTCCATCTGTAGTTTTAATTTTTAAAGTCATAGTTCTATCTTGTATACTATCATTATCAGAACATATTATATTTTCTATAGCATCTCCATTTCCAGATTTATATCCGATATATAACATATTTCTATATTTAGAAGAACCTGTAGATTCATCCGGATACCAAAGATATTGTTTATATTTATTTTCAAACGTACTTTGACTATAAACCGTTATTGAGTTAATATAAACATATCTTTTATTATTAGATGTATCATCTGGATAAGGAATTTGTTGTCCTAAATTATTAATATGAATTGATTGATAAGAACTATTATAAGCTGTACAATAAAAGCAACTAAGAGATTTATCATATACAAGATATGGAACTCTTATATTATCTATATTTGTAGTTGTTTTATTATGTGTAAGTGTAGTTTTTCTACTTGTAAGAATCTTATTAAAATTAATAGCTACATAAAACTTTTCTCCAGTAGTTAAACCTAAAGCAGATGTATTTAAATTTATATAAGCATCATCATCTATTAAAGAACTTACTGTTAAAGGCCCTAATGCTATTTTATTATACTTTACAGTATGATAATTACCAGTTAAATAATCATTTACATTTTCATAATTTATATTAACAACACCTGTCATAATAGTTTATTATTCAAATGTCCAATCTGTATTAGATAATACATTGACAGTTTGTGAAGTACCTTCTTGAGGAATTGTAATAGAAGCTGTGGTAGTTCCTGTTGAATTTAAATACAGATAAGCTGCACCTGCCATCTGACTTATAGTAAAATTGTCTGTTATAGAAGTTGTATTACAAGTAACTTTTAAAACAGAATCTCTATTATCAGTTGTATTATTTTTGGGAACAACTATAGAAACTTTAAATGTATATTGAGCTGTTGCACCAGGGTCTCCTGTAATAGCAGTACCACTTGTAGCAGAAGTATCACTATTTACTGTAAACGAAGTTACATTCGGAATACCAATTTCATTGGTACTCCAAGAAAAAGTCAGTTTTGAACTATTAGAAGTACCAGTTATTTTAATAGTTTCACCGTCTTCTCCAACATGTACTGTTTTATCTTTTCCAGAAAAAGTAACAAATTCAGCTTTACCTTTTTCTGTAACATTAATTGTAACACTATTAGATTGCCCTACAATTTTACCAGTTATACTACTTCTTACATCATTACGACCGGTAGGTTTTGTTTTAGAAGTAACACTGATAGTTTTATTACCATTTCCTTCAGAAGGTGTTACTGTAAGATTACTCGGAATTGCCATAATTTTTTTTAATCGTTAAACGTCCAATTTGTATTAGATTCTATATCAACATTAGCTTTATAATCATTTTCTTCACTGAGAAGAATATTAGTAGGAGAAGCCCGAAGATAAACTCCACTACGAAATTTATCCCAAACTATTTCCCCATTAAACCATACACGAATAACATCTTGTTTATTGAAATGTATAGCTGTAACTTTGGAAATATCTATTGAATACATAATATTAATAATTTAATCAGCTACTCTAAATATAGGATGTTCAATACCATTACCTTCAATTTGCATATAATCTATACCATCTAACATAGGAGGTTCTGGTTCATCTTCCATATTAAATGATACATCGACAACAGCTTTCTTAGAACTATCATTTATTAATTCAAATGTTAAATCGAGAACTGTAGCATTAAGACCCGAACTTTTAACTGTAGATTTAATTTGAAGAGTCATATTACCAGATAAATCTTCTTTACTCGGAGTAATAATTAAAGAAGCTCCTTCTACAGCATCTAAATCATATTTATAAGTACCATCATCCTGTTTAACAAAATCATATATATCACTTATTTTCCAAGAAGCATTACTACTTATTGTAATAGTACGATTATTAGTATCTGTTAATTCTATATCAGTAGGAGTAGCTCTAATATAATATTCAATAGTTTTACCAGACTGATTTATACCAAAATTATCAGTTAGTGTATTATCTTTAGATTTAATTTCTACATTAGTTACTGTATCAGAATTATTTTCTGTAGCAGGAACAGTAACTTGAAGTTTAGCATCTCCATTAATATAATATTTTCCTTCAGAATTAACAGGATTAACATTAGATATAATAGTTATTTTATTCCCAGTAGAAGTTTGATTAATTGTAAATTTATTAGGAGATTCAAATATAGAATTAAGAATTGTCCAATCAGTATTAGAAGATACATTTACAGATTGCGTACTACCATCAGAAGTATAATTTAAACTTTTAGGTTGAACATTAAGATATAAAGTAGGAGCTTCATAATATTGATTAACTTTAAGTGTTTTATATATAGAATCATCTACAATAGTACGGAATCTAATAGTTTTACTTCTATCATTTTCTTCCGTATTAGGATTAGAATCTATTGTAAAAGTCATACTACCTTCTAATACAGGTTTACTCGGATACAATCGAATCCTATCTGTATTAGAACTACCCCAATTTATATAATAATAATCTTCCTCTTTATAAGAATCAACTATTTCAAAAGATGTATTTGTACTAACAACTATAGATTTTGCAGAATCAGTAACATCAATAGTTGTCAAATTTATATAAAGATAATATTCAGGTTCCGGTTCTTCACCTACTTCTTGAGTTAAATCTACATTAGCTTTAACACCATAATCTTCGGTTATAAAACTAATAACATTTGAATAAGAATTTGTCGTATCATTTTTATCTATTACAATATCCATACGACAATCACCTTCTATATAATAAGAAGAACCTTTTTGTATAGGAGTTTTAGAAGGTTTTATTAAAATAGTAGATTTTTTAGAAGACCAATATAATTCATAATTTCCAGAAGAAGTATTATAAACACCTCCGAAAACAGTCCAAAAAGTATTAGAAGATACATTAACTGTATAAGTACCTCCTGTATTAGGTATTGATAAATTATGTATATCAACTGTTATAGTAGGATAACCCGGTATTTCAAGATATAATATAAAATCATCTTGTTGAGGAACATATCCGCTATCTACAAATTCTATACGTGTTATTTGAGACGACCTTATAAATCCAGTAGTATCAATCTCTTTATAATTACCATACGGAATACGTTCTGTAGCACTATCTACATAAAAGATTCTATTAGTTGTATCAAAAAGAAATTGTTTATCCCTTAAAGGTACATTATTTATTTGTTCTTCCGTACCACGTATTATATCTAAATTTATAACAGTTGGATTACCCGGTAATTCTTGCCAATTTATAGCAGAAAAAAGATTCATTGATAGAATCTTATCTATAGTATGATGCGGGTCATTAAAATCATTAATATGTTTAACTATAAGACTTACTTCATTTTCAGTAATTCTATTAATTAATAATGTTACAGTTAAATCATCTGTTATATCTCGTTTATTAGTAGTTCTATAAACATAATAATATCTATATTCTTTATCACGAATATGTTCTATTACATGTTCATAAACTCCTTCAAAACTAAATAAATCTGTAGCATCTTCATTATTTATAAATATAGAATGTGTATTATAAATAGCAGGTACAAGAATATAAATATAACCACTTTTATCTTTTACATATTCAAATTTATATGTAGCTTTATCAACATCTATAGGACGAGATTCAAAACAAGTAATATCATTATCAAATATAGAATCTTTATCAGTAACTCTAAATAAAATATTAGTATCGTAAGATGAACTATTAGTTAAATTAACTTCAATTTCATCTTTTGTACGATACATCATCAAATCTCCATTAGGACGATAATATAAATATATTATCGGACGTCTATCTTTATTAGGATATATTCCATAATCAAGAACTCCTAATGGAATTATATTTTGAAGATTATATATCATAGTTTTAATATATTAATTAGCTCCACCTGATGTACCACCTTCTAAAACAGTAACTCTACCTTGTAAATCATCAATTTCATTATTTATAGTAGCTATATCATTTGTATTAGTTTCTATAAAACTTTGTAAACTTGTGGTTTTTGTTTCTAAAGATGTTATATCGCTATTAATGCTATTTAGGTTTTCATTTATAATATTAATAGTACTCTCTTGACCAGCAATACGAGCATCCAGACTACCAATATCAGCTCTTAATCTTTCAATATTTTTTTCTATAGAAGAAACTTTATCTTCAAGTGTTTTAACACGATTTTGAAGTTCAAATAATATAGAAACTATAGCTTCTAATAAAGGTTGTAATTTAGCATTAGACTGCCCTTCTGATAATTTAATTACAGCATCATCATACGAGATATCTCTTGCGTTAATTATATTTCTATTTCCAAATTGCATAATACATATTTAATATATTAAAAATAGGCCGTTATACTATAATAAATTATAATACAACGACCTATCATAGTAAATACAATATTTATTATTTATGTAAACATCGTATATGAAATACAATATTAATCTCCACTTACAACAGGTTCTGCTAAACTATCAAAA